CCGATTCTGGCGCTTCGTTTCCAACTGGTACATCTTCAGCAGGAAACACAGGACTTCAGGGAAAAATTATTGTAGTCGGCCCTAACGCTTCCGGTACGGGTTCCCAGGTTTTTGGAGTTATTGTTTCAAACACTGGAACCGCTGTAACTGTTGATCAGTGGTATGCAGTTCCAGTTACAGGTGCGGCAGGTACGACTCCGAACGCAACTGGAAAATACACAATTCTGCCAGGAATGTCTTGGGCTGCTTGGGTAGGACTTTCAACAAATGCTTCTGCGGCGGCTGCCGGAGATATTTTAAGAACCGCTGATGGATTATTTGGTGACGGTACTGGTGGTGGCGCGGCAACTGAACAGAATGCAAACGGATTAGCGAGAGCTTATTTAGGTCAGGGTGGCTCTACTGCTCCAACCTATGGTTCGGGTACTTATGTACTCGCGCATACGTGGACATATACGGCAGGTTCTACAGTTACGTTACAAAAAGTCGTTATGTGTAACACTCTCGCAGTTGCCGGTTCGCTTCTTTTCTTAGAAACTCTTTTGTCTGCTCCTGGTACGGTCAACGCTAACGGAGACACGATTACAGTTACGTGGACGGTGACGCTTTAATGGATTTTCACATTACGATTTCTGGAACGGCAGACGAATCTATAGTGGACGATCTAGTAATGAAAAAAGCAAAGAAATTAGCAAAGGATTTGAAAGCAGGAAACGTTGAACTCGAAATCGCCAAGCTTAATTCTGGTCACTTTCTTGGTGGCTCAATTGATTTGGTGGAGCCAGTTACGGAATCGACTGAAGGAGCGGACGAAAGTTAATGATTCAGACTTACGATCTTCTAGAGTTAAACCGAATCGAAAAGGGCATCACTCACCTTGATATTGACAAAGAATTAAGGGATGCGGACTCCTATAGATTTGCAACTAAAAACGGAAAGATTATCAAGGTTCCTCGAAACTGGGATGGCCCAGGATCGTTTTTAACCGGAACTTCTGCTGAGTTAATTTACTCAAACGAAACCGCTGGAACTGCAAGAAACACCTTTACTGTGGAAGGTGTCCAGAATGATGTTGCAGGTATGGGGCCACAGCCAGTCCTTCCTCCGTATTTCTTTCTTCCAGGCCCCCAATCAAAAGGTAAAACGTTTCGCGTAGTCGCGCGTGGAATATATTCAACTACCGGCGCGCCCACATTTACGGCCACGGTTAGATTGGGTGCGGCTGCCTCGACTTCCGCGTCGATTATTGGCGGCACTGGTGCAATTGTCCACGGTACTACTCAGACAAACTTACTTTGGGAAATTGCATTTGATTGCCAATTAACAATTCCTGGCGGTACTGGTGCAAACTCCACCGTGAGAGGCTTAGGATTCTATTCGTGCGGACTCACCGCTCTTACTGTTGGTGGTGGGCAGATTTTTGGAAATGCTGCATCTCCCGGTACGGTAGCAACGATTGACATTTCGATTACCAACTACATCAACGTTAACGCTGCTTGTGGTACTTCATCGGCCTCAAACATTTTCCAGTGCCTTCAAGTATTAGTTTTTGGCTGGAACTAATTTGTGGCAATTGCCCGCGATCGAGCTAGTAACTTAGGACAAGTAAGTAGTGGATTAACCGTTACTTGTAGCTGGACGGTTAATCCTGTGGCGGGAGCGAGTGTAGTTGTAGTAGTTCAGTCAGCGACTACAATTCCTACCAGAATCCTTGTAACGGATAATGGAACCTCCCCCTCTACTTTTGTTCTAGATGCATTTTCAACTGCTGGTAAGGGAATCTTTATTTTCCATGCCAACAGAATTACTTTGCCTGCGGCTGGACAATACACAGTTACCGTTACTTTTATGGGTTCGTCTGGAACCATTCAAGTAAGTGGTTGGACATACACTACAGATCAACAAGGCTTAGTTGCAGTTTCAAAAAATTCAAACACTGCCACTGGAACCGCAGTAGACAGCGCGGCGACAGTAGGTGATGACGGCGCGTTATTTGTAGCAGGGTTCAGCGACGCTAGTGGATTAAACCCTGAAACTATTACGCATACAGGAACCTTCACGGAAGAATTCCGTAACACTAACGGTTCTTCTTTCTGGCCCTTTGCATGGTCAGATAAAATTGTTTCTGGTTCGGGTGCGACTTCTCAAAACGACACATGGACTCTTGGTGATTCCGTAGCTTGGGGCGCGGCCATTGTTGCATATGTTGAAGGAAACATTGATGCGCAGGCAGAACCCCGATATATAACTAGTAGACGTAAATATTCAGGCCCTCAAGTTCTGCGTATGCAGCACTGGAGAGATGCTAACTATGAAATACTTCCCGATCCACAAACAACTCCATTCGCTCCATTACTCTTTCCCCATTCATTTGTCGGCCCTATGTCGTGGCGTCGCAGAAACAGACAAGATCAACCGCGTTATTGGAGCGAGACAATTAGTGGAAATTTTATATTTGTTACGGCTTCGGATACTCTTGATGCGATATCAGACTTCGCACAAAGAGAGGCTCAGGCTTTTTCTCGCACTGCCTCTGATTCTCTTTCGTCTATCTCGGACGTTGCCAGTCGTTTAATTGCACTTCCAAGAACTGTCGCGGATTCAATTGGAAGTCTAAGTGACGTTGCCAGTAGATTAATTCGGCTTCCGCGAACCGCATCTGACTCTTTAGGTGCCTTGTCTGATTCTGCCGTTCGCGCAGCGCAATCTTTTTCTAGAACCGCTTCAGATTCACTTAACGCTCTTTCGGATGTTGCAAATAGATTAATCGCCCTTCCTCGAACCGCTGCTGACTCTTTAGCGGCAATTACTGAATCTACTGTTGTTCAAAAAGGTATTACGAGAACAGCTTCCGATACCCTTGGTGCAATTTCAGATTCAGCGGTTAGATCGGCGCAATCGTTTTCTAGAACTGCGTCTGATACGATTTCATCATTAACAGATTCTGCGGTAAGGGCTGCACAAAGTTTTTCAAGAACTGCTTCTGATGCATTAGATGCGATTACTGAATCGACAATTGTACAGAAAGGTATTTCTAGAACCGCTACGGATACAATTGGAGCAATTAGCGATTCAGCAGTTCGGAGTGCAACAACCAAACTAAGAACTGCCACAGATACAATTACATCATTATCTGATTCGGCTGTAAGAAGCGCACAAAGCTTTTCTCGTACTGCGACTGACTCTCTTGGAGCGTTAGCGGATTCTGCGGTTAGATTAACGGCACGCGCTCGAACGGCTACGGATTCAATTGCAGGTCAAAGTGATTCTACGACTAGAACTACTGCTCGTTCTCGTACTGCATCGGATTCAATTAATCCAATTGCAGATGTGGCTGTACGCGCGGCCCAATCTTTATTCAGAACAGCGCTAGATTTACTTGATGCTTTAATTGATCTTGCAATATTAGGATCAGGCATTTTAGACGAGAGAGATGCAATAACTTTGAGTCGGGATGGCGTTGGAACCGTATACTCTAGAGATGGAGGGATTGTGGAATCAAGAGATGGAATTGGTGAGATAACTACAATGGATGAACATTAATGGCGCGATCTCCTATATATAGCAATCAAACAAATCTTGTTTGGAAAGAAACTTGGGTAGATGATTCCAAGCAGCCAAAAGATTTAAGAAATCCCGACACGTCTAATCCGACTATCATTTTAAGGATTATGGATGCGGATGGATCAAATCCTCGTAACGGAACCGGAACCTTTACTTATGTCAACATGGCAATTGGAAGGTTTAACTATAAAGTAGTTCCAGGAGATTTTCCTGCTCCCTCTTCCTCCGCTGATCCACATATTATTTATGTTTGTCAATATGTAGTTACATTTGCAAATGCAGAAGTTCTTGATGGTGACTTTTTTCAAGTAGCAATGCTAAAGGCGATTTAATGAACGAAATACCTTTGTTTACTGTTCACATGCCTCATGCGATAGACGCTCCGTTATTAGAAGTTTTACACTCTGGATATATCGGACAAGGCAAGAAGGTAGATCAATTTGAAAAAGAACTTGCCAAATATCTAGATAATGAAAACATTCTTACGTTAAACTCTGGAACTTCTGCAATCGAGCTTGCGCTTCACTTATCTGGTGCAAAGCCAGGAAAAAGTGTAGTTTCAACTCCAATGACTTGTTCGGCAACTAACACTGCAATTCTTTCACGTGGCGCAGAAATCATTTGGGCTGACATTAATCCAAAAACTGGACTGATTGATCCTATGGACGCAATCCGAAAACTGCGTAAGGATACGGTCGCAATAATTGGCGTGGATTGGGGAGGTCAGAGCTGTGCGTGGAGTGCTCTGATGGGCGCAGGGACGGCTTACGGAGTGAGTGTGATTGAGGACGCCGCCCACGCTTTGGGCGGGCGCTACGGGCGTCGTAGGGCCGGGGGTGGGCAGGTAGATTTTACTTGTTTTTCTTTACAGGCAATTAAAAGCATTACAACTGTTGATGGTGGAATTCTTACCTGTAAAAAAACCAGTGACTATACTCGCGGTAAGTTATTAAGATGGTACGGAATTGATCGAGAGACTCCGAGGCAGGATATGCGTTGTGAAGAAGATATTGCCGAAGCTGGATGGAAATGGCACATGAACGATGTAAACGCAACGATAGGACTTGTTCAGCTTCAGTATCTTGAAGGAGTCGTTAACGCTCAAAGGGAAAATGCCCTTTATTATTATCGCAACTTAGAAGGGCCGATCTCTGCATTTGATAGCGAAGCTATTACCGAAAGTCCATTCTGGCTCTATACGATTCTTTGTGAAAACAAAGATCAAAGACTTAGATTTATGGACTGGATGAAACAAAGAAAAGTAATGGTTTCTCAGGTTCATGCCCGCTGTGATAAACACACATGTTTTGAAGCGGCCAAGGCAGGCCCACTTCCGGGAGTAGATGAATTTACAGAAAAGCAAATTTCGATCCCTGTTCACTGGAAGTTGACTGAAACTGAGCGCGAGTATGTTTGTGAATCTGTCAATATGTTCTTTACAAGAGAGAGGGCCAATGCGACAATCGAATCTTAAATTATCTTTTGAACGTATCGATACTTGGACGGATGCCCAGGAATTGATGCGTATTAGAAACCAGTGTCGTGAAGGAATGACTCACGATACTTCAGTCATTACTGAAAAACAACAGTATGAGTTTTACAAAGATCACCTTGCTCCTTGGGGCGATCAGAAATACGAAGCGTATCTCTTGATGACTGATGAAAAGGCAATTGGCTTTGGTCTTTTAAAATGGGACGAAGAAAAAGGACATTACTGGATGACCGCTGGCCTGATTAAAGAATACAGAGGCAAAGGTCTTTCAAGGCTTCTCATCAACTTTATTACCGAAATGGGTCACCGAGAAGGTGCAGATGTTTGGATTGATGTTTGGGAAGATAACCTAGCTCTAATCGGAGATATTAAAGTAGGTTATGAAGTCATGGATCAGAAATTTATCAACGGAAAGGTTCTTAATATAATGAAACATAATCGAGAACGACAATTAAGGTTAGGTGAAATTCAGATTCTTAAGAACTTTACAAATGTAGACGTAAAGTCGGTTAGAGAATTTAATGATATTAGAAGGGAAATTGAAGAAGTGGATGCAATATCAAGACAGGCTTATTCTTAATGCTCTACTTAGGTGTTCCGGTTGTTGACAATCACGAATTAACTCGCCAACTCCTTGAGTCATTAGAGAACACCGTTATCGATCCATCACAGCTTCATGTTGTGATTATTGATAACGGATCAGAAGTTTCTTATGATGAAAAATTTTGGAGCTGGGGGCCAAGTAGAAATCCTTGGAGTTTTACGGTAACGGTACAGCGAAGCGAAGAAAATCGAGGATACTATCGCCCAATTACTGACCTAGAAGATATGGCATCTTCCGCAGATGTTGTTGGACTTTGTCATAACGATTTAATCTTCTATGAAAAAGGTTGGGATCGCCGATTACGCCAAGCCTTCGTAGAAAAAAGCAATGTCGGAATGATCGGCTTTTGTGGATCAAGTGAAGTAGATGATCGCGGCGGTCGTGGCGGTGGAACGATGATGAACTTCAAAGGAATTAAGGGCGCTCTCGCAGAACACACAGGGAGGCGCGTAACTGATCTTCAACCCGCAGTTATCTTTGACAGTCTTTTTATTTGTCTGAGGCAGCCTCTAGTTCGTCTTTTAGGGGTCGATGACAACATCGCTCTTAATCATTTCGGGGATAGAGTTTGGCCTCTTAGAATTATTGAACATGGCTGGCACGTCGCAGTATTAGGTGTTGAAATAGATCACATGAGCGGCCAGACCGTTGTTGGTATTAAAAAAATTGAGGAAGATTCTAGAAAGTGGTGTGAAAAGCACCACGTCCCTATACCGGATGGAATGCAGGCGGGGACTGTGGTATACCTTGAGTCAGAACGGCGCTATCTGACTGAATATAGAGATTTAAAGAGAATGGTTCCGGGAAGAGTGACAAATAACTGGAACTATAGGAGAGATGGATAATTGGCTCTTAAATGTTTGCTAGGGGCGTCGCAAACTTTTGATGCTATCGCTTATGTAAGAGCGCAAATAGAAGATACTGCGAACACGCCGGTTATTCCCGACTCAACTCTTGCGCTTTATGTTGAAGCGGCTGCTGAAGAGTTTGGAAAGTGGGAACCGCTCGGAGATTTCATTGTTGGAAATTTTGGGGCTTCTCCCCCGACTTCTCCGTTATCCACAATTCCTGGCGTCAGTCGCTATGCCTGCTCCGTAGCAAATGGATTCGCTTATCCCGTTAACGAAATCATCGATGTACTCTTTAAGAGTTCGGGTGTTTTCACTGCCGCTTCAGAAATAGCCTATCTACAGTTAATGCCAGTCTCTCCTTTCAACTGGTTCCACACTGACGGAAACATTCTTTCTAAACCCTCAACTAGAGTTATTAGAGAGGAAATGTTTGACGAACTAGATCATTACACTAAGGGATTTTGGGGTACTGCCCGAGGCGCAGATGGAGTAAAGGTTATCGATGTTTTTCCTGTTCCTACTACTTCCGGTATTCCCATTTTTGTTCGTTATACATCTGGCTATATTGGGGTTACTGATGGTCAAGGAAACATCAATTATCCGACGGTGCCTGAAAATCTCAAGAGATATTTTGCGAAATTCGCCCTTTGTGAAACCCTTGAGCAAGAGGCTGACCGACTGGCTAAAAGTTCCCAGTTAAAAGCTGGAGTTATGCAGAGATGGTCTACTCCTTCTGCGTTGAGACTTCGTGCAGAAAACTTAAGAGCTGAAGTTCAAAATGCATTGGGGGCGGCGCAAACTATCGGGAACGCAAGTCACTAATGGCAACGACTCGACAGATTGAAATCTATAATCTACACAAAGAATGTTGCATTGCTAATGGACACCCACAAGCTGCAATTTATCATCGCCATCCAGAAGGTGTTAAAACTCCGGTTGGGCCACAGGGATTAAATACTAGATATCAAGAACCGGACCCTAGGTCTACAGACAATCCAATGGACGCCGCTCAATTAGTGTGGGCGACTTGGGATGGATTGAACCTTCGTGGCATTGCGCAGGATGGCGGAGACAATCTTTCTTCTCGAATGTGGATGGAACGATTTCTTGTTCAGTTTCCCGCAATTGACGATAATTACAATCCGGTAGTCGTTCAAGATGACGACTTTATTACCGATCCGACCGGAGTCAGATTCAAACTAGAAAATCCAGTCTTAAGTGCGGATGGATCATATTGGAAAGCGGTTACTATGGTGTATAGATAATGATTGGAACCACCGTCGAAATAGACGGAATTGAGAGAACAATTACTCGATTAACTGCTCGGGTCACGCTAACGGATGTAGCGGTTACGGAATTAGTTGATGATGAATTGGATCATGGAGAGAATGTAGCTCGAAGAAATATTCAGGAGTATGTTTACGCGCGTCCGCAGGGAGCGAACACTCGCTATGTACGCACGATGACATTACTAAATTCGGTAAAGTCTGGAAGAATTCGAAGAGGGGGCGCTACTGCCGCAGGACAAGTCTATATTTCAAGAGAGAAATTTAAGAGGGTTTATTATCCTCCATTTGTCGAGTGGGGTGATGAAGTGGGCGCTCCATATGAGGGTCGTCACTACTGGGAAAAAACAGTGGCCGAACTTAAGGCTGACTTTTTAATTAAGGGAAGAATCGTCGGTAGGAAGATCGCTAAGGGAACATAGATGGGACTTTTTGATGAACCGCTTTTTGATATCAAGGAGAACTGTCTTGAATTATGGGATTATAGTGAAGTTTTTCCTCTTGATCCGGCATATGATTTTCCTAAAGGGCCTGTGTTTGTAAGTGGTTGGCCCTGGCAGATGTTGAGACAACTTGAAGAAAAAGAAAATCAACAAATGACCCAGCCAATTATTTCAATCATTGACCTAGAGCCGAACGAGTCCACCCGCTCCTTTAGTGACATATACAAGACAGGAGTGGGCGCTGGGCAGCTACAATGGCGTATCGGTAGACGAGCTGAGCCATCATTCATGATTAGTTGTTGGGTAGATCAACAATTAGGAGGAATGGATATGGCAAGGAGATTAGGAGGGCAAGTATACGCTGCAATATTATACTACAAGAATCGATTAACGAAGATTCGCAATCTTCATTTGGTGCAAAGCCATGCATCGCTTGATGATTCTTCTCAGTTATATCGATTTGATGTAGTGGTTCAAGGAAACGTTTTTGTGACCCTCGACATTTAAGTGGATTTCTAAGAAAAGGAGGTAAACTTGTCTCCATCCCTTATGAACGTTCAGCCAGAGTCTGTTGCTCATGGTTCTGAAATTCTCTTGCAGGCAATGGGCCCATCCGGTGGTTATGTGACTATCGGTGAAATTTATGGCATCACCTATGACGCTGATGAAAAATTAGAGCCCATGCCGATTATCGGAACTCGACGTACCGGTTACAGGAGAGGAAGATTCGAAGTTTCAGGAACAATCAATGGTTATTGGTTGAACGGTGCATTGCGCTCTTTGTGGAATGGATATGCAACGCCTTCGGGAGCTGCATCCGGCCCACTTCTTTACGATTCTCAAGGCCCGTTCGTGCGATATCAGATCATCATTACCAACGCTAACTGGCCCGGCAGCGGTATCGTGAGTCCTTACTTAATTCTTGCTAACGTCACATTTGAGAAGGACACGGTTAAATGGGCTTCCGACAAAATCACCAATGAAGATATCGCATTCAAGGCAGAGGACATTTTCGGACAGTAATTAGAACTCTAGGAAAGGGTTCGTTCCGTAGGAGAAAAAGGAAATTGGAAGATCGACAGGGTATGGCCCCTACTCCCGCACAACTTGAAAGGATGCGGGCAGTTAAAATGGCCCAAAATCACCAAGAAAAGGTATCCAAGAAAAACAAGAACAAGGGAGAATCGCAGAGCGTTTCGTTGCAAAGCGGTTCTCCCCCTCTTGGAGTTAAGAGCGATATTCTTAACATTCTCAATGGCAAGCACTGGGAATTTCAGAAGCGAGTTCTAGACATTATCCAGATTGCCGTTCGGCCAGAGAAATGGCCTACCATTCGAAGTATTGTGATGGAAATTCAGACCGAACAGGTCGATACTCAGCGTATTTTAATTGGTCGGAGGATTACCGATCATTTAATTCAAGAAGAAGAGTTAAGGGAGAGTTTAAGGAATGAATCAAACTAATACTGACTACAAAGACCTCAAGAGTCTGGAAGAAATTTCTGAGGAAGAGCCGATAAGAGTTACTTCTAGCGGTCGTGTTCTTCCACCGCCTCCGGTTGATATTAATCCGCGAGAGTGGCTTGATTCCGATGACAGTGCGATTATTGGTTATGTCCAAACTCGCATTGGTCGATTGAAAATCGCCGCTCTAACCGAAGAGGAATCTGACACTATTAGGAAGGGTTCCGAAAGACCAATCAATCCAGGCAAGGCAAATTCTGGAAAGAAGATTGATCTAAAAAGACTTCGCGTATTAACTGTCGCTGCTTCCCTCAACAAGGCATACAAAGATCAGGGAATCGTTATTAGTCCTGATGAAGTTCAGAGAAAGTTAACTGGCGAGGTTACTTCAATAGTTCAGAAAATTTCTGAATTAAGCGGATACAAAGAGGAGGAGGATGACGCAGAAAGCGTCACCGGGTTTCTTCCGGCTTTCTGACGTAAAAGATGAGGACGGCCTACCGGAATACCCGGGGGCCGTCTTTCTCAAATTCATAGTAAGGCTGGCGTACGAAAGTAAGGTAAAACTTCCTTCGCAGGTTTATCAGGAATTTAAGAAAAATCCTAAAGACTTTCTTCTTTTAGCTGGATACGAAAACTATAAAGCAGAAAAAGAGTTAAAGCAACAACGAGAAGCTGAAGCAAAAACAAAGAAACCATTTGGTAAATGACTAGCATAGAAACAATCGGTATCCACTTTATGGGGTACAACCTCATGCATACGGCCACGCGTGAGGTTCAGGCTTCATTAAGAATGATTTCTGGCGAAACTCGCCAAACTGGTCTTACCACTCAAGAGTGGGCTTTAAAATCAGAACAAGCTGCAAATAGAATTGCTTTAGCTGAGGCTCGGTACGCAGACGTAGTTAAGTCAACTAATGTACTTGTTGTGGGTGCGGCGCAAGATCAGGCCGCTGCCTTTAAATTAATTGAGGCTGCCCATCTAAAGATAGCTGAAGCGGCAGTGCTTCGTGCCGATGCCGAAAACGATCTTGCTTTAATTTCATCACGCGCCTATGCACTAGAACAAGATCGCATTGATTTGTTAGATGCTGCAAATATGCGCCTAACAAAAGCAATGGGACTTCGTGCAATTGCAGAACAACAAGTTATCGATGCCACTATGGCAATGGCAACTGCTGATGAAGCTGCGGCAAGAGTTGCTAATGAAGCGGCGGCAAAACAAGCTTCTGCTGCAACTGTTGTAAAAGCTGCATATGCTGCACAGGCACGTTCCGCGCAAGAATCTGCAATGGCCCAAATTTCGTCAATGCGTTCGGCTGCGACCGCAATTGTTGGAGTGGGTGCTGCATTTGAAATTGCAGGTGTCGTTACCGTTGCCGCAATGGGATATGCTGCCTCGAAAGCGGCTGATTTTGCATCTGAAATTTATATCCTGCACACTCAGGCTCGCGTTGCAAAAGAACAACTTCCTGAACTAAGTCGCGCCATTCTTGATATGGCCGGAAGTATGGGATTCGGTTCTACGGAACTTGCAAAAGGTCTTTACTTAATCGAGTCTGTTGCTGGTGGCTCTTATACCGCCGCGCACGCTCTGGATATTTTGAAAGCTGCTGCGATGGGTGCGGCGGTTGGGCACTCTGACTTAGTTGAAACTGCTAATGCATTGGCGTCAGTCATGGCTGTTTATCCAACAATTGTTGGTGGCCCTGTAGCTGCAATGGGTGCCTTAGACGCAATTGTCGGTCAGGGCAAGATGACAATGGAAGAGTTAAACGGAGCACTAAAAACTGGTGTTCTGGCAACGCTCCACTCTTCAGGAATTTCTCTTCAAGACTTCGGTGGTGCGTTAGCCACAATGACCGACTATTCCATTCCTGCAATTCAGGCAGCTAACTCCTTGCGTATGGCGATCTATTTAATGACCGCTCCTACGCAAGCATCAGACAAGGTCTTAAGAGAGTTTGGATTAACTTCCAAAGAAGTTTCTTCAGTTTCTAAAGAATGGACAACCGCCATTGAGAGAGCTGGAATTCGCCACGCACAATTAGCAGACGATCTTCGTAAGCCGGGCGGTATCATTATCGCCCTTCAAGATTTACGTTCTCATTTAGTTAAAGCTGGACTTGATGCGGAAGGCCAGGCCGAAGTTATTTACAAAGCTTTCGGCGGTGGCAAGATGGGCAAGGCAGTTCTTACTCTTTATGAAAACATTGCTGGTGGTGCAGGTGCAAGCGAGGCTGAACTTCTTAAATTAGGATTTACTACGGATGAAGTTGCCACCCTACATGATCGTCTTATTGGAAAAACTGCATTAATTAATCAACAGACTCAACTGTTGGGTCAGAACTTCAAATACATTCAAGACACCGACCCGGCACAGATGTGGAAACAATTTACATCTGAACTTAACGCGACTATTATCGCACTCGGAGGCGCGTTCATTCCAATCTTGATTGCTCTACTGAAAACACTCACTCCAATGCTTCGCGGGATGACTCAGTGGATTCTTGATCATAAGCAATTAACTATGATTATTGCTGGGTCAATTGCTGGACTCTCCCTATTGATTGGTACTGCTTTATTGGTTGTTGGAGCAATCGCAGGAATCGGACTTGCCATTGCTGGACTTGCATTTATTGGGCCAGAAATGCTTATCGTAGCGCTTGCCTTTGCTGGCCTGATGGCGGTAGTTGCAGATGTAGTTGGAGCCATTGTTTTTCTTGGAACTATTTGGAGTTCTCTGGCTAATCTTTGGGATACGAGAGTTGTTCCAACTGCGACTAAACTTTGGAATATCATTGGTGATATTTGGAAAGTTATTACGGACGGAATTGCTAAAACCCAACCCTTGTGGACTACTGCATTTGACGATCTTAATACTAGGTTAAACACTCAGGGAAGTGCATGGGATACGGCTACTAAAGCCTTTCAGAATTTTGGAAACGAAGCCCTAAAGTTCATCAAGAGCGAAACGTTCGCTGCAATGATTGCAACGTTCTCTGTTTCGCTCCCAGTTGCCTTTGGTTTAACAATCGATTCCCTTTTCTTGTTGGAAGATACGGCAGAGATTGCATTTACTGCTCTTTATTATGCAGGCAAACTTGCGGTTGACTTCTTCTCTGGAAACTTCGCCCAACTTGTTAAGGACGGCGCAGAGGGAACACAAAAACTTAGCGCAATAAATGATCGTTGGGCTAAGGACTCTCTGAAGCTATACGAAGATATGGGTAAGTTAGTCGATGGAACTTACGATAGAATGTGGCAAGACATTTACAACTCGACTATGCAGTGGACAGCGAAATTGGGTGACGATGGTGCGCCTGCGATGCAAAGCGCACTTGAAAAAGTGATGAACTCTGGAAAAACTGCAATGGCCGCAGGTGAAAAGAGAATATACAATGAAGGTTATTTGACTGGACAGAACATGGCGAACGGTATGGCTGCGGGCATGGATTCTAGAAGTGAAGCCATTCAGTCGCACGCAAATACTTTGGTTACGCAAGCGCTGGCCGCAGCAAAGAAAGCATCAAAATCAAGTTCTCCTTCTCGATTATTCGCAGAAGATGTTGGTAAGACTTGGCCTCAAGGTATATGGATGGGAGTTGAGGAAGAGACCCCGAGGCTTGAAAAGAACATGCAATCAATGACGACAAATCTTGCCAGAAACTTCCCGAATTTCGAACCCAAGTCCTCAGTCGGAGAAGCGTTTAGACCTTCCGAATCTTCACGATCTTCATCTAGTTCGACTACAGTTTCGGCAGAGACCAATATTAAGTTAATGTTGGACGAAGAGGTTCTTGCCAGGGTTACCGATAGACAAATTCATGAAATACTGAATGGAGCGTATAGCGTCTAGTGGCAATTATTAATGGAATTGATTGTGGGGTTTATTCTCCTTGGAATGCGCCTGCTCAAACATGGGTGGGGCCTGCATGGCAGCAATTAACAGGAAGCGTGGTCGTTGAGGGCGATCAGGAAATCTACTATCCGCGTGGTGGTGGCACCAGAAGTAGAACTGAAACTATTTGGTTGATTCCTTCGGGATCAATTGGTGGAGCGGTGGCGGGAAGTCAGGATGCCGTCCTGTATCTTTTAAGACAATTGCTGGAGTTGGTGAATAACCGACAGTTAAATCCATGTTTAATTCAGTGGAGATCAGGTGGCGGAATTATTGTCAGCGACTCTGAAGATGGCTGGCACATCATCACGGATATCAAGCCTAACGTTGAAAATATTTGGACTGGAATAATTCCGGTTGAAATAACAACTATTTACCTAGGGCCATTCTCCACAAATCAAATTGGAATGGCGTATACTGGCGATCGACTTCCAACTGACTTCTTTCTAAATAGCGTCTCTCCGCTCATTGCGTTTCCGTTAGGGGCAACGGTGTTTGAGTCGACATTTAATAGAGTTGGAGCGGAAGGAAATATTCCATGTATTACGAGTCCCGTAGCTAATCCTTCTTGGTTTGTTCCTTCTGGAACCATTGCCAACCTATTTAAGGGTGGGGTTAGGGTTTTTGACACTATCAATACCGGAACGTTTGCAGTTCCTACTGTTTCATTTGTTAATTCTGGATGGGTTGAAGTATTCGGAGTAGATCATAAATTTATTGGAGATTGTGTCATAACCAACGGACTTATTATGTTATTTTTTGATGCCCAGGGAGTTGCTAGTTTTTACCTCTGGAACACTGCAACTAGTCCGGCGGCTTGGCAGAAAATTTGTGACATTGGATACGTAGACTCTTCTGGAAACGTTGGACAGACAATTCAAGCATTTTCATTACGTCAAGTTGGACTTGAACAGTCCTCTATAAACTTAATTATCAATACATCCATCGCCTTGGCTTCATTTTCTATTTTTCTAAAAAGAGGACAGTATAACGTAAAGCTTATATATAGATCATTAAATGATAATGGAGCCGCCTCAAGCGGGCCAATTTTAGTTAATCTACCCGCTAATGGCCCTAAAATTGTATTTAATGCCGATCATGTTGCGGATAACGTTAACCCTCCGAATGAATTAAGCGCTTCACCTGGGCAGACGGCGGGATTTGGCGCTGGATTTATTGCGAACTCAGCCCAACCATTTATATTTGGATTCTTGTATATATACGTTCCAAATTTAAATCAACCACAGGGCTATGGAGCTACAAATAAAGATATAAGTGTAGGAGATAATGGAGTTGGAATTGATGAAGAGCGTACGTATGGAATCTTTGCAACTCCGTATGGAATTGCAGCTTCTTATTCCACTGCAAATCTTCAAGGCGAAGCGGAATCAGGAACCCTTGGAGCGGGATGGACTTCACAAGCAAACGCCGTAGCCTCAAATGCAAACGAGGCAAAATGTGCCTCCGGCACTACGACAGGAAATGCAGATACTTGGGGAACTGCATTTGTTCCGTTAGCAGGACAATACGATATTTGGGTTCGTATGAAAGTAACCTCAGCGGCAGGCGGAAGTAATGAAATGCAAATTGGTTGGTGGGATAACGACACAAGCGCATTTGTGTCATCAACCACGTACAAACCTAATCAGGTAACTACTGGATATTTATGGTATAAAGTCGCCTCACTGGTAACTCCAACTGCAACTAAAAATATGAGGTTTCGTGCCGTTACAGTTGCCACGATTGGAACTGATTGGTTTATTGATGAGGCTTGTGCGATTCCAAGAACTACTAGCTCAGGAGCAAACGGAGTCAATCAAATTTCAGATCAATTTTTTGCTGATCTCTCGGTGCAGATGAACTAATGGCTGTTAAGACTTACCCTGGCTATTTAAGAGTCAGGGTAATTAACAGAAGTCCTGCATTTTGGTACAGAGACAGTCTTGATGTACTTTATCTCGGCCCTACTCCAACAGGAACAGTCAATACATGGAACTCAATTGGAACTGATTGCACCGGCACTTTAAATTATTGGACGACCGATGCGGGGTCTCCTTCTATTGCGTCTAACGTAGTTACGTGCGCTTCGGGCGCGTGGTTGCATGGAGGTCATCCATTAACGACTGATGGAGTATTTACTGTTAGATTACAGTGGAATACTGGAGCCGTTCCACATATATTTATTCATGGAAGTTCTGGTTCCACCAATGCGATCTATGCAAGTTTAGGAAGCTCTCTTAATACTTTAGCCATCGGCAAAACCGTAGCAAGTGTCAATACTAACCAAGCAACTGCTGGGGTTACACTTGTGAACGGAACTAAATACTGGCTAAGAATTATTGCCAAAGGTACTTCCTATACCGCACAAATTCTTCAAGATTCAGCGGGATCAATTGGCGCATCGCTTACTTCATGCACCGCTGTTATTTCAGATTCTGCACTTCAGGTTGGGTATGTAGGACTTAAATCGTTTACTGCAACTACGCAGTTTGGCGGCGCCTTTGCAACTGTTTGCACTCTTAAGGGAAAGATGCCCGTTGCTCCTGGTGGATTCTACACATGGAACACCGTTGTTAATGCTGGCGAACCCGCCTTTAGTTATATTCAACCACCCACTGGTGGATTTGGTGATTTCTTACTTTCAATTTATAATGCAAACTCTGGCGGCAACGGCTCTTGGAAATGTTCCACTGCTCTTGCTGCAAACAATAATACTTTGTTGGCAATAGCGCAGGCCGATGCTGGCACGGCAAACGTTTCAGTAGATGGCCTTACAACTAATAATGTAACTACCGACAACAATCAACACGTATTAAGAGCGTCTGGAGCGATGACCGCAAATCCAGATATTCTTCTGAACTTTTCAGGAGCGGTGGGAACTGCATACTTTGGACAGATTCTTATTAGATTTCCCGGTGCAATTATTACTGAAGAGTTGCCACATCCACATCTAATTGAATTTGAAAAAGTTGCAATGCAACCACACAATCCTGGTAGTTCAACCGTGGGATCGTTCAAGATACCGCTTTTTCCACCGGGCACCAAACAATTTAGAGACTCTAAGAAAATTTATGATCAACTGGATAGATATCTAAGAGTGGAGTTTTACTTAGGATATTCTTCAAATGATATTGGACAAGGAAAGCTAGTCTTTGCTGGATTTATTACTGAAATAGCTAAAAAGAAAACTAGGTCTGGTGCAAGCTACGAATTAAAGGGCTGTTCTGATTTGGTTATCGCTAATTTGTCCAGACCATTTCCTGGGGACGTACTACTCAGTTCTTATGGCGGAGTTTTAACAGCGCTTTCTTTAATACAGGCAAATACATATCTTGGAAATAATGAAGTGGGATTTTCAGATGACTTCAATCCTTATACTTCTGGAAATTATGTTTCAGGAAACGTTTCAGGAAAAACTGCGGGAGCATGGACGTCCGATTCGGATGATGGACTTCCGGTGCTTAAGTGTTCGACCGGAAGTGGCGCTGCGCTTATCTCGAAATACGGAGCAGGTGCTACGGATGGAGAACACAACCAATACGTAGAGGTTTCTGTACGTCTTAAAACTACAAGTACAAGCACAAGCAATGCTGGCAAATTTGGAATTGGATTAAGTACGGATAGCGGTGCAGTAAGCGCAGATGCTCTTTGGATTACCGTCGTAGCTAAATATAATGGAGGACAGTACGATGTTGATGTTTCACTTTCAACAACGGGAAGCGATCCATTCTTTACGCTTTCTAACTTTTTAACTAGCGTAGTTGATCAGGATGGCTATATAACTGTAAGTATTGCATTTCTTACCAACGACTTGATAACTCAAGTTACATTAAATGGCAAAACTGGGACTCTCACTGGCGGCACTGGCCCGCTAAATATTAACTGTTATCCCTTCTTGTTTTTTGGAACTCCCGCTACCGGAACGGCTACAGGATATTTCGCTAATTTAATTCAATTAGTAAGGTATGCGGCAGATGCGCATGACGATGCTACTTTTGTTGCTGGAGATCACGATACCGCCATTCACTCACTTAAAGGCGGAACTTCTCCCGGCCCAACCTTTCTGGAAATTTGGACAAGAGCTGCAATCAGAGAAGGATGGTATTGGAAATATACAGAGCAAGCATTTGTTGAGGGTATCAGAACACTGGGGTCGGTTTCATTTTTGACTGAACCAGGAAATGATCTTTCAAATACTTGCGTGTTTAGTTTTGAAAAAGGAAATCTTTCTGAGTTGAGTCTTGTCGCAAATGATGACACTTTCGCAACTGGCTCTGCAATCTCTGCGTCGTCGGGAACGGACGGAGGGGGTATTGCATATTGGAAAGATATTGTTGCGTTAAGAAAATATGGCGTTTTAGACGACCAAACTCTTTTCCTTACTTCCCCTAATTTTGCGGAACAAAGAAAAGCTGCTAATCAAGTAGTCTCTAATAAAGTAAGAGTTGGGGCTGAAGGTTCGAAAATCGCTAGAGTTCTAAGAGATGCAGAGACGGTAGACAAATGGCGAGAACTTGATATTATTCAAATTGATGATGACGATATGGGAATGACACAGCAAAACGTTAGAATTATTGCATTTAAATTTAAAGAAGGAGAACCCGACCAGGAAATAACACTGGATCAGTTCCCAATTTCAAATCTTACCGTTCCTCAGAAACGAGCGCAGCAAGGTCTATTCCAGATTTCAGCAGAGTTTGGGAACAGATAATTTAAAAAATGACTGTAAAGTGACTGTAAAGTACCAATGACCTTCGATCAAATCCAGCAAATCATCGCGGTCGGAGGCGCTACTGGAGTGCTACTGTTAGTCGTATGGGCACTTCTCAATGAGAGAGTTTATGTTGCAGGCCCTATCGATAGACAAATCGAGTTTCTAGAAACCAAATTAAAAGATACTGAGACTCGATTAACGGAGGTAACAAATCTCCTCAAACAAGCCAATGGTGGATTTGATAAGGCACTGGACTTAATTGAAGATCGACTTAACCTCTTCACTATTCAAAAGCCTGCGCCGCATAGAAGAAGCGCTGATGACGCGTAACCTCTTTAAAAAACAAACTCAAATGAAAAATAGAAAAGCAATGAAAGAGACTGAAGAGGATCGCGCTAAAAATATCACAGAACTCCTTGACCTTCACGTTCAGACAGGTGCTAGACTACAGAGGCTCGCCTACCTCGAATCTGAAAGCGAACTCTACAAAATTCAGAACAAGGTCAAAGATAAAAGTGAATGATGCGATTGTAGGAATTCTTATTACGATTTTATGGATATTAATTGCAATTATAGGAGTTTGGGTTCAGCGATACGCCATAGGTATCTTTCGGGATGATCTCGTCCTAGCGGAGTATGATGGGCGCAAGGCGGTAGTGGCTACTGGTAAATACATCATTCAAAGATTGGTTACTCGGCAAGTTATCCTTGTAAATAATGGACTGATTGGGTTCATAGTTTTGGTCTCGACTCTCCTTGGGACTAGGATTCCACTAGCCTTAAGAATATACATTATTATTGGATTATTTGTAAATGAAGTTATCTTAATTATTTTTACTCTTTGGGAAATACGATCTAGAAGAAATGTCATTCAGATTAAAGAAAAAGAATCTTCAAGCATAAATGGATAACACTGGTATCCTTCTTGCAGCAGTTTTAGGAAGTCCTGTTTTAGTTGTAATAATTAATCGATGGGATGCTCGACAGAAGGAGAAGCGAGATGAGTCTCGCGCAATGGCAGAAAAACAAGCAAGAGAACAAGTTTTAAAGGTTCAAGCGGAGACTGCGAGTCAGGCCGCGCAAGATGCTAAAAAAGCACAGCAGGCACAAACTGCGGCAGCAGAACAGGTACTTGAAGCTGCTAAGCTTTTAGTTAAGAATGGAGCTTATACAGACGAGGCGCTTAGTAACATTCAAAAAACCGTAGATGATGCTAAGCTAATTGGCGAAACCACTCATCAAATTGTTAATAGTCGAAACACGGAATTGTTGGTAGACAGTGCAACTCAGGCGAGGATGATTGCAACGCAATCCTTATTAATTTCAAAACTACTTCCAAATGACAAAGAGGCGAAGGCGGCGGCTGAAAAAGCAGAGATAGTCGCAAAGGCCAAAGAAGAAAGAGCGGCTAAGTCCGTTGCGGCTGCGGCTGTAATCGAAGAAAGCGAGGTCCATCCTAAAAATTAAAAAGGAGGTATTAAAATGGCAAGATTTCAGAGTATTGGAGCAGTCCTGGCGATTATTGGTTTAGTCCTTACGGTCGTTTTTTTAGTTCTAGGAAAGCTCTCCTTGATCGTTGGTGGCCTCTTCGTAGTTGCCTTCCTAGCAATTCTTCTTTAGATGCTTGACCCTCGTTCTATGATCGACAGTTTCGAGAAGGGAAAGGCTGGACTGTATATTCCCCCAGGATCAGATTTAATAAACGTTGATAAAGAACCTGCCCTTCCGCCAAACAGAGAACAGCGTAGGAATATGATGAAGCAGGTTAAGAGATTTACGCGGCAGCAAGCGCGCATGAAAAGGAGAATAGGAAGCGGTGCGGAAAGCGGTTCGTAGATTTATTCTAGTAGCTTTTGTTTTAGCTCTATATGTAGTTAACATTGCAGCAAGTGGTACTAGCGAACAGAACGCAATTGCCATTGCAAGCGTTGTTGGTTTAGTCCTTCCGTTTGTCTACAAGTTAATTCCGGCAGCCGGTCACTACATGGTAGCAATTACAGTTGGAGTTTCTGTTGTGGTCGCGCTTGTGGCGATGGTTACTTCTGGAGAACTTGCACTCGATCATGTTGATCTTTCAAGTTTATATGTAACCGCAATGAGCGTGTACGGAGTTAGTCAATTTGTTTATGCGACCTTAACTCAAAAGAGGTCTACCGAGGGAGCTGTTTCGTAAGTGTCAACACTTGTTCCGTATTCACAGCGCGACCCGCTTTGGGCTGGTCATACATTAGGATGGAATCATCCTGGGACAATTGGTGCTTATGGATGCGTTGTAACTGTTAAGGCAATGATTGCTACATTTGCCGGATATCCAATCACCCCTCCAAAGTTAAACGACGCCTTTGTTTTAAAGAAGATTTTTACTCAAGACCCAACAGGGACATATGACTTCCTTCCTGATAACGCACTAGCTCTTTTGTGGCCGACCAGATTTGCTCACGTCGGGTCATATGCTGGATTAAGAAACGATTTAATTTCAGCGGCCCTTCCAACTCCTAATCTCTATGCCGAAGCGCACATTCACTCGGCTACAGTCCCAACTCACAGAGTTTGGATTATTGGCGGGATTAATGGAGACTGGACAATTCTTGATCCGTGGGACAAGAGAGTCAAGAAACTATCAGCCTATGGGGGGCCGAGTGCAATTTCAAAGACGATTATTACGAAAGAACTCCCACAGCCAGTTACGGTTAAACCGGCACCTGTTCCAGTTGTTGCGCCGCCAATTGATCCGGCGCCAATTGTTGTTGCATCGCCAGTTCCGCCGGAAATAATTCCAACCCAACCAACTGTTACTCCACCGGAAACGTATTCTCCTCCAGCTCCACCGGAATTGTTCTGGAGATACTTGATTTTGTTTCTGAAGTGGTTAACGAGTCAGGTTAACAAATAATGAACAAGTCATTCCTTAAGAAATTTTCGCTTGGATCAAGCCTTCTACTTCTTTTAGGAGTGACTTTTTGGCCGACCTCACTAGGGTTGACTTCTGTGAATCTTGCTTCGACTTGTGTAGTCGTTCAGGATAATGCAGGAGTCAACCCTTCCAATCCCACGATTAATGATAATATCTCAGGATTTACAACCGTTCATTGTTCGTCCGGCAGTGCAACTCTTCAGGCGATAACTGTAGTAACAAAAAACTCTTCTGGAAGCAAGATTGATTTTAGAGGAGCAGAAACCAATCTTACAATTACAACCACTCCGCGAACACACACAAGTTCTTCGCTTCACTTAATAGCGGGAAGTTACACAGTTTTCGGTTCCTACAAATTAAACAATCGCTGGACTGATCTGCCGGGAATTTCATTTATAGTTACAACAAATCCTTCTCCTTCTCCTTCTCCTTCTCCTTCTCCGAGTCCAAGTCCAAGTCCAAGTCCAAGTCCAAGTCCAAGTCCTTCTCCAATTCCATCTCCAATTCCGTCACCAACTCCCTCACCCTCACCAATTCCTTCTCTGTCACCAATTCCTTCTCCGTCACCAGTTGGAAATGGGCCAAGTTGGAATCCAAATGGAACTTATACTTTAATGTTTGGTGATGAATTTAATGGAACGTCAGTTGATACCTCAAAATGGGAAACCGGCTGGTTTGGAACTGGAATCTCAGGGCCCGTTAACTCAGAAGAAATTGCTTGTTATGATTCTTCATTAGTTTCTGAGCATGACGGCGCTCTATTCCTTACCCTTGTACAGAGACAGGCAACCTGTAAGGGATCAACTAAGCAGTATTCAACGGGAGCTGTTAATAGTCGTCTCTCATTTAGTCAACAGTACGGATCATTTGAAGCCAGGGTTTATTTAACTTCTGATATTAATGGAAACATAGCCGGATTTCCTGCTTGGTGGCAGAACGGCCCCGCAAGTGTAAGTTGGCCGCAACATGGAGAAATAGATACCGTAGAAGGATTGCACGGCCCGACTTGCGCTCATTTACATTATGTTGATTCGAATGGCGCACAGGGCCCAGGATTCTGTACTTCTACACCATTAGCCGGTTGGCATACATTTGGAGAATCTTGGAGTCCTTCAGAAGTTACATTTTATTATGATGGAGTTCAGGTTTGGACTCACTCATTTAATGGCCCATATCCTGAATATTTAGTTTTTGATTATGGATTAAGATCAGGAGACGTGATCCTGCCCGACACTTCGATGCAAGTGGACTGGGTTAGGGTTTGGGTATAATAGAGAGAACAGCGAGCCCCTGTGGAAAGGGTCGGAGAAGTCCGGCCCTTTTTTACGGGCGCGTCTAAAGAATAGTTCTTGACAAATAGAATCGCTGCGTGATACGTTCTAGTTGCAATGGAACACATTTCGACCATCGTGCAGGAAGCTTTAGATCGTCACGCCGATCAGATGGAGCCTGAATCGCCCATCGTTGCGGAGCAGATTCGGGAACAGTCTGAGAAGATTGTGGAGCTTCCAGTGCGTCAGGAAATCAGTGACAGAGGGTTAAGGCTGGTCTGTTAGGGAGCGCGTCAGCTAGACCTTCCAGTAAAGGCAAGGGAGTGTGTTCGACCCACACTCCCTTTTTTATTTACCCCGTATGAACTCTATCTCTTAGAGATTTTCTTTCCTTGACCACCGGAACTAACACCTTACCCATATCTGGAAATTCAGGACACATAGGGATTAATTCCCACTTGACTTTAGTATTTATCGGGTTCTTGATTTTCATCTAATACAAAATAGACTTTGAATCTAGCGGTCATTACTACGGGCTTATCGATATATTCTCTAAGAACTGCTTCGTTAAATGCATCTTCAAAAATCTTAAATGCTGAAGGATTTGCAATTAACATTTCAAGTGATCCGTTCGGACTTGCCTTGCCAAACGTTCCATGTTTAGCGGCACTCATTTTGATTCTAACCGCCTTCGCAGTTCCGTAATCTTGTTTTTGATTGTACGGAACCGACGATACTTCATTTAAATGGAAACGCGCTTCAACAACTGGTTGATCGCCGGTGTCTATCTGCATGGGTGATCCTTTCGGCTTAGCCGTAGAAAACGAGAGCGCCGCATGGGTAGCGGCAGTTCACCCGACTAAAGCATACCATCCTCCACGACGCCATTTTCCACAACGACATAGTGACCTTTTTGTTTAATTAATAATCCAGTTTCTATCATTCGAATAAACGCTATTCCCCAAGGCACATTAAATCGCCCTGCCGTCATGGAAACTTTCAGCATGACCATTGGCAATAATATTGCGCCATATCTTTCATCCCACTCGTCTCCTGCATATTCTCCTGATCGTTCTTTTGCTAAACCTTTTTTAAATTCAGACCAATCAGAGAGGCGTATTTCTTTTGCGACTTCGTAAGCGTCATAGGCAATTTCTAAAAATTCTAAAAGAGCAATTACTAATTCATCTGGATTTTGTGCCGAATCAGTAGCCTTTCGGTAATCGGCAGACGGTTCATAGGTATAACTAATTTTCATTCTTGCTCAGACGCTCCAAAAACTCTTTATGTGCTCTGAGAAATTTAAAAGGAGCATCTCTCCCGACCCATTCAGATTCATCCATTAACGTAGTAACCTTAAACGTCTTTCCTGGGTGTTCTTCCAGAAACCCCTCGACTTCACTTGCTGTCATAATAATATCGATGGGTACCATTCTCCGAAGTTCTTCGCTTTTTCTTAAAATGGGAAAATCATATACTAGAGCGTCAAGTAAATCTTTACGCGTGATTGGCTTTTTAATTTCAAGAAGGCGATATAGTATCATCGATTTTCACTACAATAAGTAGTTCCCAATACTTGACGTTCATGATGATTAGAATCACATGGCGGATATGAAGAAAATAATAATATTACTAATACAGTTAATCCAAGCAGAAACCAAATTATAATTGTAATAAGTCGCAAGGCGAAATATAAAACCTCATATGAATGCATCATCTATCTTTAAGTTCCTTTTTAACTATGTCACCTATTATAAAAGAAAACCATAAGATTGCCGCAACGAAAAGAGAAACTCCTACTAATTGAAGAGTATAATTGTCAGGATGTTGCATTATCCAAACTATTGCTAATGCAAAAAAGGATATAAATATCAAAATACTCAAGCCGATACCCGTAGAAAGGGCTAATCCAATAATTGTTCTCATTTTAACCTTTTAATCAAAATTATTGTGAAAAGGGCCCAAACCGGCCCTCTGAGATGCCCCAGGACGCCACGGACGAAGAGGGTCAGTCCAATTGGTCTCGCCTACCCCTAGCGGGTCTCTCCGTGGCCCTCAGCCACTCACGCTCTCCTGTGGGCCCTCTGCGCCCTTCAAATTGTGAAAATAGTTCTCTTTCAGTGCTGATCGACCTGATATGAGCCCTCCGACTCACTATATTCATCTTCTATCATCTCTTCTTCTAGGTTTTCGAGATTTTCAGCATCTTCTTCTAACTGATGTTCAATATCTTCATCCATCACAATCCCTTCCGAAGTGACTGATCAGCCAACATAAAGATTAAAAACTTCTCCGTGAAGGCCGAAAGCCCACATTCATGTAGTAATGTTTCTACTTCAGAAACGATCTCTGTAAATGCGTCGAACTCATTAGCATCATCATCTCGAACTGATTGCATGATTGCAGAAACGGACTCCCCAGTTTCTCTGAATTTCTTTCCTATTCCAAAGCCGTGTGCAATCCATTTAGCTTTGCGCTGATTGCGTTCAGTTTGATTCACTTAAATGCTACATGAATTTTATATGGATCGGTACACATGTATTCCGTTCCCTCATATGAATCTATGACTTTAAGCGGATCATTTCCATATCCTCCGCAAGATGGACAAATAGCCCTAGACAAAGCCAGTCTTAATTGTTCAACTTTGGTCTCACGATTTTTACGAAGTTTTTTTTCAAGGCTCCAACCTTGCCGATTTAATTCAGCTAAATTTTTTAGCGATTCAACTTCTTGATTCATTCTTTGTCTTTTCTAGTTCTTTATCTATATTCCACATAGCACAATTGAGATTTGGAAACGGGCCATAGATTATGTCTTTGATTTTTACTTGAATTGCTTGACCCCACCCTTCATAAGCCCAATATTCAAAGAACTGTCCGCAGTAAATGACAACATCGTATTGGTTAATATCGCGCTCTCCGCTGGTACTACCAAGAGAACAGTAGTGATTGATAAAATGATTTAGTTTAACTTCGTCCTTCCAAACTCCACCATAGTCATATTGATATCTATTACAGAATTCGCAATGACGATAATGGTATTTTATATTTAGTTTCCAATACTTACATTCGTGTCTTGTCATCTTTCTCTGATGCTGGATCAGAAGTCCAACTTCCAAGCCAGGGTTCTAATGATTGAAATAATTGATATTTGGTTCTTCGAGAAACTAATCCATGCTTAACACATTTTCGATACTTACTGTTTATCTTAAGTTTGGTTCCACACTGAGGGCAAATCTTTAACAGAAGAAACGCCGCCTCCATCCGCTGATTCATTCCGTTAAGTAAACGCGTTAATTCACGTCCAGTTTTATCCATGTTCTGGTAATTGAAGTTTTTTATCGGGTAATTGTTTAGGTTTAGGAGTGACGTCCCTTGCTGTTCGAACGTTCCCTATCCCGCCATAGGAAAGCATTTTAATTGTAATTTCTATTGGAATATCTCTTACATATTCATTAATAATGTCTATAGGTCTAGCTTTGTATTCTTGAAGTATTTCGGTAATATATACTCCCTCTACTTCATAGTTAAAGATATTTTCGTTTTCATCTTCTACCTGTATGATTAACTTCTTAATAATATTCATTCCCAACTCCGCTTGAGATGAACCTTATCTAGTTCGGGTTTTCCGCAGATAGCACAGTCGGGCGGAATGCTGGTGTCGGGGAGTTCATAAAAATGTTTGAATTCGGAAGAGAGGTCTTTCTGTACCGCTTTGGTTGCAGTTAATCCATGATTTGCATCGACTGTCCAATCCCTTGTTAAAACATGATCAATTGTCTTGGTAAAGATATCTTCCAAATCCCATCCACGAATAGTACAGACGTGCATTAGATATACGATAATATCTCCGACTGAGTCCTGAGCGCCCGCCTCATGTTCCTCGAAAGTTCCGCGAATTCCCTGTTTTTGTTTTAGGAGATAGTGATTTAACTCTCCTACTTCTTCTACGACTCCCATAAGGGCGTCGTTCCAAGTGCTACCAGGAAAGTTCTTATCGGCCCATTCTTTGTGTAGGTTTTGGTAGTGACGAAGAATTCCTGACATTAATAACCTCTTGAAATTAATTCAAGCAAAACTAGATCGTTCTGAGTTAATCGATAAATTTCGTCAGGGACAATATGGGCTGCCATCAAAGAGAAAAAATCATGCTTAGATCGATGGTCATTTGCTCTTTGCTCTAAAGCATGTTGAGGATCAACAGTTTGTCCTTGAAAATCCCCTCCCTTAATTGACGCAACCCCCTCAGCCTGCTTTCGATACGAAAGCTCCTTTTCTCCATGAAAATCACGTCGTTGGTTTAAATGATCTTTTAAATCTTGTGATGTAAAATCTAATTTAAATCCTTCAATCATAACGGGTACTCCTTTAAATCCTTGGTGACCTTAAGAGATTTTTTTGCTTTGCGAGATAAAGAGATTGTTCCATCTTTTCCGTGACGCTCTGACTTAATTGGATTCTTTGCGAATCCACCTTTGGGGCGTGGATTACTAACTGGAAGATTATTTGATTTATCTTTTCTCATATTAATTTTCTTCTATCTTTAACTCCAAATCTTCTGTCTCTCTGAATGATTACACCTGAGCGTCTGTCTCTTTGCTTTCTGCGATCAGATAGTGAACCCCTGCCCCCGCAAGAATCACAATCATATGGACTGAAGATATCACTGTTTGATATTTTCCCAGTTCCCTTACATTTAGGACAGGTATAAGTGTTCACTTTCCCTCCCATTCAACTACGTCAACACTACACTCCATTATTGGAGTTCTTCCTCTTGTATTAGGGATGGTTCTATATAAAGTAGCTACAGCCTTTCCTCCGACAAAGGTAATACCAACTGAATCACCTGTATAATTCCAAGTTACACTATTTCCGTTAGGATAGTATTCTGTTATAGCTATCGCGGCTTTTTCTGGTTTAGATTGTATAACTGCAATGATCAAGTCGCCTGTTTTAACCTCTCAATGTATTCACGTTTAAAGCGAAGAAATGTTTCAGGTCGAGTACGAAAGGGATGAATTGCTGACCGACTTTGAAATGCTTTGATCATCTGTCTAAATTGATTACAAGGATCGCAAGCTAAAACTACGGCTTGGGGGCCCTTGACTTGACGAGTTAAATGATCAATAGTGCAAATGTTTTTCGGTTTGTTTTTCTTTCTTAAGTTGCCTGCGCCAAACATAAAGACTACAGGGGTGCCACACCAATGACAGAACGGACTGGTCTGAAAGAGTATCCATCGTACATTGCGTAAATTACGACAACTATTTTCGTAAACGATCACTTCTTCTTCATGGCGTTCATCATAATCTGAAGGGGAGTTAATTCCGGTTCAGGCTTAGGTGGCGAATCTTTATCAGTTGGAGTGTATTCTCCGGTAGTTGCATTATAATCTGCTGTAATTACAGGTATCGATTCCTTTGGTTTCATTGCCTCTAACATGGTTTTAAGAACATCATCTGGACTCAATGCAATAGTTTCCTTTTTCTTTGGTTTGAGTGCGGCCATAATATCACTAGCGTCAATTCCAGATTCTTTAATATCAGTTTCGTAATCCTCTTTTCTTCGAAATGCCCGGGCCTTACGTATAGTGGTTGCTTCGGTGCGACTTACCTCGGGCGGTAACTGATACTGCATACGTGGAGTAAGCCTCAGATTTCCCTCTAGCGGAACTGGAGTCCAGCTTTGCTCTTTGAATATCAATTCTGGAAATGAACTAACAACTGGAGAGATAATGAGGTTGTACTCTTCAAGAGTTAAATCTTCTCTTGCGATTAATCCTAATCCCATTGACTCAAAAGAAGAGATGATGGCCGCTGTAGTTACTGCGTTTCCTAGTTTATTACGAACACAAGCTTCAATTGAGGCGTTCGTATAACTTAATAGAAGGTCTGCCCATCCCTTATGTCGCTGTATGCAAGCTGCGCGCGCCTTTCCATTTACAGATAAAAAAGAAACAAGTGGGGTGGCACGTCTTGCAGAAACAATTATGTCAAGTTGTTCTCGTTTTAAGTTCTTGATCTTATCGATTAGTTCCATGTTTCTCTCCAACTAATTCCTAGCCCGCCTCATCCAAGAGTCCACGCTTACTCGCCTCGTCGTACATGTGCTGCATGTAGCCGTAAGTGCGCGGGTGGTAGACGCCTGGGCTGGCAGCCCAAACCCTCGCAGTCCGGGCCAAATCCTCGTCCGAAACATCGCCCTTCGCTAGACGGTCAATGGCGTCTTGCTTGCCCTTCGCGAACCAATCCAATTTCTAATCGCTCCTAGAATTCAAATGGTAATTGTGTACGTTCAATAAATAATCCATCAGACCGATAGTGTCTGACTTTAATGCCTGCCTGTATCGCTCTAGTTACCATATCTAATGTTCCTTTGCTATTTTTAAGATCATCGTGGAATGCTAAAACTAGATCGATTTTATTCTCTTTCAACATAAGTTGGTTTCGAGTTGGGCCCGCGCCTTTCTTGTATTTGCTCCAGTTTGCGGGATAAACATGAGTACCAAACCCTAATCTGTACGCAGCGGTTCCCGCTATGCGGTCTGCGCCAGTCGCGCCACCATGAATCACGGTTATATTACGACTACTCGTTCCTTTTGTCTTGGCATACTTTGAGAAATCTTCCCAAGCCTTGGTTAAGGCTTCAAACACTACGGGGTATTCTGTCCAGTTACGATCACCAGTTACTAATATATTGTACATTTAAGAATACTCGTTCATCTTTTTGTTTTATAGTTCCAGAGCAGCGCGCAACGCTCCCTGAGCAGCAATAGCCCGCATCTCGACACCTTCGCGCCGGGGGCGCTCATTGACTCGATCGACCATCTCGATGAACTGGGTCGCCGCCTCGCGCACCCGCTCCAGTTGGGCGATGCGCAATTCAGACGGAACGGTCTCTACAAATTTTCTAACTCTTTCGAGAACACCTTTTGGATCACAATCAAGAGTGAATGGAGTTGCTGGATACCTAGGATTCCATTCGGGATCGGTTCTGGAGACTACCAACTCATCTATTGTTGCAAGGTAAGCGTCAGTTTCTTTACCTAGCTTTCGTAATCTCTCGATTTCATCGAGCAAATCGGCCTTGGTATATTCTATATATGCACTAGTCATTATTCATTTTCTCTTTTATATTTCCAGGGCGGCGAGCACGGCATCTTCGTCACGGCAAGCATTGAGGAAGGCTTGCTCAACTAGCGGCTTGTCGGCCATGAAGAAGTCAGGGCCGAACCAGTGCGACTGCTCCTCGCGGCGCTTCTTACTTGCATTCACCAACTGTTCCAGTTGTGCGATGCGCTCGATGGCATGATCCCGCTCGCTCAGTAGTTCGAGAATCTCTTGCGCCTGGCGGTCGGCGTCTTCATGAGCCGCCTCCGCTTCCCGTAGGCGCTGGATGAGGGCGAGGAAACGATCGGTGAAGCCGGGGCCGAACCCTGTGCGCCACTCCTGCTCCAGTGCGTCGAGGTCTAGTTCTTTAGTCTTATTCTCACTCATCTTTTCCTTTTAATACCTCAAGTGCTCTTTGCGCTTTCCAATCTAATACAAAATCGTAGAATCCTTTATCTTCCATTTCAACGCAGGCTTCGAACATTGGTCGATCAGATCGACAATATTCTGTAAATGCGTACCAAATATCCTCTCCATAAAATCCTAAGTTTGAAATATGAAACAAAAATTCTTTGGCTGTACTGGTTCGACCGGCTACAATTCTTGCTAATAACGCGCCAGCTTTAGCGTGTCCATAGGCGCGTTTCTCTACCGCAATTTGTAAGGAGTCATCCCACTTAAACGGTTTCGGGAATTTCGACTTGGATCGTGATTTTTTGGTCTCTTCCACTTGCTAACTCTTGAGTCACGAACCAATCGCAATGCTTTGCGTCGTCATTCCAAATTAGGCCAGCGCCAGGAACATCTAAGAACTTACCCTTCTCGGGGCCCTCGGTTATTTTTCGTCTAAGAATTGTCTTGAGTCCGTCAATGATCGGCTTCCCTGAAGTATATAATCCATCTTTATCCAGAAGTCTTTTCCGGTACTGGTGGATACGTATCGTACGCTGGTCGTGTCCTTTTTCGGCAGGTAAACAACCCGCTTTAACTCTGGCATTTCTTCCCAAAATAGTTGTTGTTTCAAGCCATTCCTTCTTCTCGTTGTATTGAACATATCTATGAGCTGAAAAGTTAGACCAATTCTTGGGAACTCCTAGAATTGAAAATTCAATTAGGGCCATGTTGGTTTTGGCCCTTGTCCCGTATAAGGCTTGAGCCAACCTAAAGCAATCATTGAATTGATTAAATCAGCTCCATCTTTATCTACAATCGCATCAACCAGATATCTTCCGTATTTATCTTCGCTATCTTTAACTGTATGAATCATGAATGGCCCTGGATGATTTGTCCACCAGAGAAGTACGGCTGACCTTGCTTGCTCTCCCATTTTATCGATACGGTTTAATTCGGGCGCGTCATATCCAGCAATGCGAATTGACATTGGAAGGTTATTGTCAAGCGAAGGGGTTAGGAAATGAATTGAAAAACCCAAATCAATATCCATACGCAATGTATCACCATCATGAACACTGACAATATTTGCTCTATACCAAAATCGTTTTTCCTCAAACATTCTCTATTCCAATTCGATTAATTGCGGATTGAATTTCTGCTTCATTTTCTCCGAAGTCAATGCCTGAATTAAATGCGCTAAAACAAAGGTCGTAAACCTGATCCGCGGAAAGAGGCTCGACAAATCTCTCCTTTCTAAGATTGCGCCATCTACTAAAGGTTCCGTCCCTCCGAGCGTAATACATTTCATCTTTTTTCATGTTAAGTTCTTCGTAATTGTATTTAATTTAGGAAATCTGTTTGGATTAAGATGAAGAACTGGAGGATGATGGATGTGTAATTGGGTTCCATTTTCAACTAATCGCGTAACAAGTTCTCCATCTAAATGATGCCATTCTCTAGTTAATTTAGAGTCATGTAAATGAAATGGATGATCTTTTATTAGCTTCTTGCTATATTTGGAAATGCCCCATCCTAATGAATAACTATTCTCTCCCATTCCATGTGGAGCTAAATATATACAAAGAGGTCGAGGACACCAATAAATTTTCTTAAGCGCTCCCGGCCAAGGCACAATATCGTGTTCGATTATTACAAACGTTTCTTTTTCTTCCCATAACTTATACACTAAATTGAAGTAGGCATAGTCTGAATTGGAAACATTTACAAATTCAACGTCATACCTGTGTTCGGTTCTGAGTGCAAACTCAGTTACTTGATTTAACTTAGTGTATGGGCAGATAATTTTCATTTCTTATGAGCGGTATCTTCGGAGGTATCCCAACTAGTTGTTTCTGATCCATCGTGCAACTTTCGATGATGCCAATGAAGATCAGGATGGTTCAGGATTAATTGACACCTAATAGCCATGTGATCTTCATCTCCTCCATAAACGCTAGGGCATCGTGACTCCCAAAAATATGCTTTCTGTTTTTTAGGAACTTTCATTACTTACTATTGAAATGCTAAAGGCGACAATCTGACAATTGTAAAACTTCTTTCCATTTTGGCCCTGAAACTCTTTTTCTCCGTGGCGAGCCTGAAGAACAATAAGCGTTCCTGGCTTTAAATGTTGGGCTGCCCATCCCGCTAATCCATCCTGGGGATCATCCTTTTTCCCAAAGACAGTAATACTGTGTTCGTCTGGTGGACGATTATACTGACCGTCATTTCGAGTTTGCATTCTAAATTTTGTCATTGCAATTCCACTGGGAAGATAGGACATTGAAGGTTCTGTAATTAATGTCCCCATTAGAGTGATTTGGTTTAGACTCATTTGATCTCCTATTTCAACCAGGGTGCGATTTTCTGACGAGCTTCATCCATTAGCTTACGCCTACGATTGATCTCTAGTTGCGGCAGGCCCTCGTCTAAAGCCTTGTCGAATTCTTCGGTTCTTTTCAAATATTCACTTACTCTCTTAATGCGTTCACGCTTAATTGCACCTTTAAGGGTTTCGCGTTCATCTTCAACGAGAAGATTCCTTGCTTTATTTTTCATATCCAGGTGGCTTCCGTCCACAAATTTCTTCTGTATTTACTAAATTTTTAACGATTTCAATGGGAGTGTAATCTAGACTATCCCAAACTTCTAAAGGCGGTGCATTTAGAGCAACAATCAATTGTGTAGCTGCAATTAATTCAGCGGCCCTTCTGGCTTTAGAGTCTCGATGAACCAACAAATGATCATCATCACAGAGCGCGAGAGTTAATGGAGCATATGAAGCCCAGGGCTCAGAGATGATATGTGATCGCCCAAACGCATGATGCCAATTAGTGGGAATTTTGACCTTGCATAACTGACATTTTGAAAATCGCTCAAAGACTATCATCCGTTGCGTTGAACGCCAACCTTTCCAGCGGATCGTGCTCGGGCCGACTTTCGAAATTGGAGTCTTGTTCTGTATCCTCGTATAAGACTTCAAAGGAGTTTTCCGCCGTAGTCCCGTTTTCTTCATTTTGTCCGTGTGAATTCATCCTTCCTTTAATTCTAGATTTGTGTAGTTGATCCAACAAAGGGGTCGGGCGCGCCCATAACGTTTCTGGATCAACAGTTACGAAATCATGCCTTGTTACTTTTCGGTCATCGCTTCCGATAATTTGATAGACTACTGTATTGTCTAGTACCGCATATACTTGTATGGGAACTCTTCCGAGATAAGCTGTAAAAGGAGTTGATATAACATACTCCGTTGTCAGCAACTCGGAAAGAATTATCTTCATGCTGACCGTTATTCTCTCCATTGAACCGCTACAGTCAATTTTCTACCTCTTTAATTCACGTAGGTTGGGATCGATATCTAACATTACTGGTGGTTGTAATCCTCCCATGATATGCAATCGAACTAACGCCCCTTCGGCAATTGCTATTCTTTCTTCAGATGTTAAATCCCAATAAGAAATATTTCCAACTATTTCATCTCCGGACATTAATCTTTGAACAGGAAGATTGCCAATATCTTTGTCGATATGAGTGCCTTTATATACAGCATCACACGCTTCTGTAATTACTGGAAACAATTTCTATACCTTGTTAGGGACTCTTTCTATTTGCCTTACGACTAGCATTTGCCATTCTTCTCTTAATGATCTTCTTTGCGATTAATCGTAACTTAAGCCTGGGCTTTTTGCGAAGCTTTGGGTCTTTCGGTGGATGAATGTTCTTGATAAGTTTAGGCATCAATTATCCTAACATCTGGAAATGCTTGTTCAAACGGAACGTGATGTTTGGAAACGTTTGAGAAAATCTTAATTGCATGTTCCTGACTTACCGGAGTAATCGATACTACGCTAAGAGTTTGAAGAATAGTGAAAAAATTATCGTGGGTGCTTCTCATAAGCCAACCCCACCCAAGGAATATGGGGCCCTCGGAAATACACTTAGCGTCCAGGCTCGAATATCTCATACCGTCGATAACCTCAATGATTTCAGGAACGGGATAGGAGTCCTTTGGAGTTTTCCTCTCTCGCCTAGCTTTGATTACCTTATAAGTTGCCGCTGTAATTCCTGCAAATACAAGACCAGTTAATCCACCAGCAACCCCATACAAAATATAAGTTAACACTTGCATTTTTTCAATCTCTCAACAAATTTTTCATATGATTCTCTCTCGGCTCGTACCTGCCCAGGAGTAATTGACATTTTTCCAGAGGCAGTTAGCGCTTCGGCATATGCTTTGCGCCAAATATTCCACAAGTCGATTAATTTAACTTCGGGTTCATGAATTCTTTCCATCCGTCACTCCCTAATAAATTTTTGGTTTGTAATGCACTAATTAAAGAGGAGGCTGCTTCATCTACCGTATCTTCTTCAACTCCGAATATGTCGCCATCCTCATTTGAGATCATTGCTACGTACTTGTCATCTTTGATTCTAAAGCAAAATCTAGAAACTCCTAACTTTTGAAGTTCACTCAGTAAAAATCCAATTGTCATCTTTCCTTCTTCTGTTTAGTATCTTCTCCACAATAACAAACGTGATCTCCTTTGTGATCTCTCTTTCTCAAACAGGCATGACCAATACTTTCTCCAGGAAGCGTCCACTGAAATCCGCATCTAGCATATTTCATGACGTTCCCATTTCCTCTTTAAAGAACCAATATCGGCAAGTGCGGCATTGCTTTTGACGATCACCATTTTTGATTCTTCTTCGGGCCCATTCAGCTCTTTCGACATATCCTTCCGGCCCTCCTATTATGTGATGGTTGCACATTCCTTTATATATTGGCGTCATGGATTAAGCCTCGCTCCAAAACATTGTGTATTTCTTTTCAAACTTTAGGTGAATCGTTCCGGTCGGGCCATTGCGCTGTTTTAGCACAATTGCCTCAGCATCGTGCGGGTCAGCCGAAGGGTTGTAATAGTGATCACGATAGAGTCCTAAAATTACATCAGCCTCATTTTCGATACCGCCAGACTCTCGAAAGTCTGAGATTAATGGCCGATGATCTTCTCGAAACTCGGGCCCTCTGTTCAGTGAAGAAAGAACAATGATTGCTATGTCTAGTTCTCGCGCGACCCGCTTTGCAGTTTGAGCAAATCCTGAAACTTCTTGCTCTCGATTTCCTCCTCTTCCAGTTCCTTTCAGAAGTTGAAGGTAGTCCAAAATTACACACTCAATTCCAAACTGATACTTCATCTTTCGAGACTTTGTAATCAGATCGATTTCACTCAAAGACGAGTCGTCATCGACATAAATTGGCGACTCGGAAAGAGGGGCCGAAACGTCCAGCACTCTCTGCCATTCCTCTCTGGAGATTAGAGCGTCGCGTAGCTCTGACGAATCAACAGTTGCAAGCTGGGCCAGCATACGATTTACTAATGACTGTTTAGACATTTCCAGTGAGAAAATTCCTACCGGTTTTTTCTGCTGCATTCCCAGGTCTAGCGCTACGTTCAATGCGAATGCGGTTTTGCCCGACCCTGGCCGACCTCCAATAACAGTCATCTCTCCCGGTCTAATGCCATGCAGAATTTTGTCTAGATTTGCCCACGGCCACGCCAACCTAGGCGGCTGAGGACTTCGGAGAATTTCAATGTAGTCTGGAATCGCGCCGTCCCCTAGTTTCTCGGCGATCCTCCCTGTTGTACTGGTTAGTGAAAATAGTTTTTGAAGCGCATCGTTTAGAATGTCCTCAGCACTGGCTCCACTATTCTGTCCACGAAAAACTACATCCCTAGCGATATCAATGATCTGTCTTTTTTGGAATGTCGAGATAATAAGGTTGGCGTAATGGAGAACATTTTGCCTTACAAACCCTTCTGATTGAAGAATTGCAAGATATGCACGCCCGCCGACTACGCTAAGCTTTTCAGCTTTCTCTAGTGCTGCGCCAACTGTGATCGTATCAATTGGCTCTTGATGTAAAAAAAGTTCGGTGCAGGTTAAATAGATTTCCTGATTTTTCCCATGATAGAAATGTTGGGGGCGAAGGATGTGCGTGATTTCTTCAAGGGTTTCAGGGTAGTTCAGGATCACTCCAAGTAGGGCCCTCTCAGCCTCCGTGTCCTTGGGCGGTTCGTTTATTTCTGGTAACATTTCTCTCATTGTGCAGCGAATAAAACTCCCTGAAGAAACAAGAGCCATTACAGAAGAAGAGGAAATTGCTTTGGGATTCCCCTCTAAAAAAGGAATGTTAGATTTAGATATCTATACCATTGACGAATTAGCTGAACGTCTTGATATCACTCCTGTTACTGTTCGTAATCACATTAAGGCTGGCCGACTTGTCTCTATAAAATTCGGCGGGCCAACCGGACACCGAATTCTTAGACAACACATTTACGAATGGCTAATTGGAATGCAAACCGACCTAATCGATGTTCATCGTCCCGCTGCTCGGGGGAAAAAGAATATCTCTAACGGAAACGGGAACTGATCGTCGAACAACGAAAGACTCTTTGTGAAACTGTCGTTCTGCCTCTATAAACGCTGAGCGAAAATAGAGTGCAGAATAGATGCATCCTGCACTTCCACTTCTTTCGATCACTTGTTTAATTACCTCTAGTTTTTGATCAAGCGGAAAGCTAAAACTAGCTAAGTAATAGGCATCTCTCCACTTAACTGATTTAGCAGTTTTCGTTGTGATAAATTTGATTATCACGCGGGCCTGATCAGCGACTATCGGATTTAACATTTACGAAACCTGAGCTGTCTTAGTTGCCTTCTTGCGCTTCGCCTTTGAAACTCCTGAAACCCTAGCGTAAATCAACACTTTATTTCCTTCGGTTCGAGTAGTAACTTCCGCACCTAGTTTCTTAAGTGCTGCGCTTCGACTCTGCGCTAACGAACGCTTTGCACAACGATAGACAATTGCCCACTCGTTAGGCTTGGCCGTTAACTGCGTAACGATACGCGAGTTGCGACCCTTACTTGTTTTGACCTGAGCCGGAACTTCATCAACAAATTTAATTCCCATTGACATTTTCCTTTGAGGTTTTCTTAACCTTAGTAGTCCTTAAGAGTGAAAGGTTGTTTTGAACAATCGCGTTCCGTACCGAATCAGGAGTAAATCCTGCATAGACTAGCTGTCCAATACTCTGAGCCTTTACCCAAATCATATCGGCTCTTTCCTTTTCAGTTGTCTCCATCATCATCTTCTCCAAAATTAGCTTTAAAATCAAACCAGGGATATTGTTCCTGATTCAGTCCTTCCAGAAATTCTGGATGATTCTTTATCAGAGTCTTGCCTGTCTTATTGTTGAAATTAAGAAAGGATTGAAGGTCAATATGTTTATCTTGGGCAATCTCCATTAACTTAGAGAGATCACCCAATTTAAGAGTTGATCTTCGTGAGAATCCCCACCCTCCCCTTTCTCCAACTCGGACAGGTTTTCCAGTTTCCTTGACATACCCTTTAATTGCTGCTCGATAACGCTTAGCTATTTCCTCTAAATGTATAACTCCCTTTCCAATTCTTTCCGCATCTTCATCTGACGTAATGATCGCCGGAAGCTCCTGCCCGGCAATCTCCACCATTTTTGGCAACATCTTTTGAGCTGCGTCGCACTGTAGAACAAACGGACACCAGTGACAGTGCGTATTAGGTTCTGGTTTAAATGATTGCTCATTTATCATTTCCTGGGCAATGGCAATAATTTGATGTTTGTATTCTTTTAGTTCTTCAATTCCGTACTCAACCGTGACGATGCGTCCATACTTCCATTGCGCCTGAGAGAAAAGAACCTTTTCAATTCCAAGTTCTCCCAGGTTTTCAAGAACTACCAATGAATACAACTTACCTTGAAGGTCTTGCTTTAGCTCGTTTTCGGTGGGAACTTGCGTGCCCGACTTTCCATCGACAACCTCAAAAGTATTAAGGTGAGGATAAACAAAGAGTTGATCGATCTTAGCTTCGACCTGTACTGTATAAACTTCGGAACCGCCCTCGTTCGTATTTTTAGCAACTGGAAATTCCCAGTGCATTCGACCTTCGGCTAAATATAGAAAATCTCTCTTGATTACAATGGATTCGATAATGTTTCGAGCGTTGATCCATTCTATGGATTTAGAGAGCGGCACCATTGCTCTTGCAATTTCGTTAGCTCTCTCAATTCCTTCCGTGAACATTACCTCTTGAAAAGCGTGCGCCGCACTTCCCAATTCTGCGGCATCTCCACTGATTTTTCCGAGTTTATCTATATTTTCGTACTTGTATCTTCTTTGACAATTATTGAAACTCTGTATTCGAGAATATGAGAGTGGAAAAAATCCAGGCTCTTCATTTTTTCGAATGCGTTGCTGTTGCTCGGTAGTTCTAAGAGGCGGAGGCGGCACTGTTTTTTTCTTCTATGTGTTTAAGGAGGGCCATCGTTGCGTCTGACAAGTGGGAAAGTCTGTGAAAATCTTCCCAGTGATTGCACTCACTTTCGGAACCGGTAAAGCTTTTCGAACAAAGCCAACAAGAAATCTGTATTCGCCTGGGTAGTTGATAAACGAAAAACTTAACCATTAACCGACCAAGATTTAAATCGACCATTTCCTTCTCGGTCATTTTGCAGGATCAGTTATCTTTCCGCCAAGAATTACTGCGAGCTGCGCTGCCTGCATGTGTTCACATTCTTTTCCGCAATGCTTAAGGTGTGCGTCCGCAATTTGACCAAAAATGTAATTAACGGCCGAGCCAGCTTCTTTCTCTTCAGGGGTTAGTGATCCCTTTTTGGACTTGTTATCCCAAAGAGTAACTAATGCAACAGTTTTGCCGCGAAACCATCCAGACGTTGCGGGCAATTGTTCTCCAAACCAAACCAAAGCCTCGATTTTGTTTTTAACGGTTTCGGGCGATTCCGACCCATTTGAAGTTGGAGTGCCCTCGGCTGGAACATTAACCAATTCCTGTTGTTTCGTCTCTTCAACTGCTCGACGTGAAAATGCGCCTGGAGTTCCGGCTGCGCGAACCTCTTGTTTTCCAATCGTAGCGGATTCACTTTTAACTGATGAACTTCCATCCGCTCCATCTATTGAAATTCCATCAGGATCGTCTTTGTCTCCGATTTTGAACAATTTCATTAAATAGTATTTTTCGGCTGAAGTTCCCGCTTTCTGAATACCTTTATCTGCGGTATCCATTCCCTCGCCAATCCAATTGTCCTCAAAGGAATCGGAGAGATTATCGCCATCTACGACAGTGAATTTATATTTAATGATTGAATGAAAAGTATAAGTAATATACTCTTGATTGTTTGATCCGACCTTCTTCTTTTCTATGATCTGAAACTTAAGGAGTTCCTCGCCACTCGGGCGAATTACAACATTTCTAGAAGTTAGTTCGTGGCGCAAATGTCCAATAACAGAACCATGCGAAGTGAAGTCGTAACCACCCATTTCTTTGGGTGCCTTGGCATCCTTTTGGATGATACCGACGGCCTCGGTTATCTCGCTGATCTTTTGGTATAAATTGGGCGTGTTTGACTTAGGGTTGGTTGACACAATCTCTCCTATAAACAATTAAAATAGGGGAACTGGACAGCACTTTAATTCCAATTCCCCTAAAAGCGACGGCTTGGCACAGGGAGCGCCACGGCGACCGTACACCGGGTTAGGCTGATCTGTCAAGAGGTCTAGCCCGGGTCGATCTCGGGGCACCGTAGAGGGTTGAGGGGGCGGCCAGGGCTCACGCCCTCCCAAAGCTGCCGCCCCCCATCCTCACGGAGAGAAACAAGTTGATTATACCAGGTTTTCTAGATATTGCAAGGCCCATTTCTCCCGTTCAATTAAACTCTTAAATTTCTCAATTTCACCAATGGGTAGTCGATTCAGGTTCAGGTTGTCTTTCAAATCTGCAATTTTAATTTTACGAGCTAGTTTAAAAGCCGAGAGACGGACAATGTATTCCTTGTATGTTTCGTTAATGTAACTTGGATTTTTAGTATGCGGCATATACCCACGAAGCCTTGTTAAATGCTTTAGCGCGTAGATAGTTCTGCCACTTGCCCCTATATCCGTGAGGCCCTTCCAGTCCCATCCAGTATCTTCGATTAGATCATGTAAAACTGCGATTATCATTTCCTCTTCTGTTTCCATTTGAAGCATTACACGGAGACAGTGAAGAATGTAGGGGTGCCCGCCCTTGTCCTTTTGATCAAGATGGGCACGACTTGCAATTGCGATTGCCTCTTCGAGCGTTAGTTTCATAGTTCTTTTACGGTAAACCTAACGGGTGTAACAATATAATCCCATTGCCACTTTTGAAGAGTGGTTATTTCTTTTGCTTTCTTTCCTAATCTAAGGAAATTTGATCTTGCTGGGATAGAGTTTTTCTCTTCTTCACTTTTAATCAAGGCCGTCTCGTAGTAAACAGATATTGGATTAAATCCCTCGCGTTTTAATACTTGAAAAACTGGACAATATGAAATCATTGAAAAAAGATGTTTATTAGATTTATCAACACGATTACGTATTTGGATAGCTTTTTCGATATCTTTTTTTGTAAGAGTTAATCGTCTATTTATTTTCTCTTTCACTAATTTGTTTCTCCAATTCAAAAACGACTTTTCCGTTAAGGTTTTCTCGTACTGTATATTGAGTTTTGGGATTAAATTGTCCACCAGATAGAACATGTTTATATTTCTCGATTAATTCAAAATCATTATTAAGAAATTCCCCTTCGGTTACATAAACTCTGGTTAGAAGCTGTGACGAAACGCTTGTTGAGGCCCAGCCGGTTCCATTACAACAGGTACAAATTTCCTCCGAAGTGCGGACAATTGAAATTCCCCTGGAGATTCGCATGGGAAAGTCCACTTTGTTTTCTCTTCGAAGTTGTAAAAGATGCCTGTGAACCGTGGAAGAAGAAGATAATCCCACAGCCTCGCCAATTTCTCGAATAGAAGGAGTTGGTAGTCCGTTTCGTCCACGATAACGAAGAAAATTAAGAATGTTTTCTCTACGCTCTTCTCCACTGTATTTCTGTGTTTTATGATCAATCATGGATGTTGCCTCATCGTAAATGTGTTATTTTTAAGAGCTAACTCTGCCAATTGTTGGGTTGAATAATATTCCTCGCTTAAGCGAGAATACGGTCCATCATTTTGGCACCACTGTCCTACGTAGTACCCTGCGGCAGAATGTAAAACAACGACAGGCAAATCTGACTCGCAATCTTCGCATTTTGATTGCGTCCAACTAGGAAGTTTCATTTTCGGACTTTCGTGAATTAAAACATCATCTACGTGTTGATCGCGTAAAACCTTAATAAGTGTTACTTCGGGATAATGAGTTCTCGTTAGAAATATAGCTTCCTCCATATCTGCGGCTACGACCATATAGCGTCTAGGCCGCGCCCATTTTCTTTCTCCGGTTGGAGGATCAGTAACTTCAACTGCCCAAAGATAATTATTCTCCACTTGACATTTTCTCCTGTGTCGTGGTATGGTTTGAACATGACTAAAGCTAAGGAACAGACCGACAAAGAGTTCGCCGAATCGTTTCCGCCGAATACCCCACATTCAGTAATCGATGCAATAAAACACTCTGACAATCCCGAAATTGCCGACCCTCGGGACGCTGAGTCAGAGAAAAAGTCTAAGAAAGAAAAGTAGAATTCCTCCCCCACTTCAAGACCTTAGCAATTCGCTAGGGTCTTTTATTTTCCCAAACAATAAGCCAGCGATATTTAAAGGGCCCATATCCCGAAATGGAGTACTCTGGAGCTTCGGGAGCCTCAGACACATTTAAAATCTCTAAATCGTTACGCATGTATTCGCAAAATTCTTTAACTTCTTTTAAAGAAAGGGGCGTGTTGCACATTGCAAGGTCTGCATGGCGATTTTTCTTGCAATAGACATTACAAACATGGTCATCTGCATTAAGTGCAGTTTTAGTAGGTGGATGAATCATTTAATTTCTTTCTAACTTCGGGTTTGCGAATCATAGCAGCACGATTTGCAATCGCCGCCGCGACCCATCCTGGTTCTAATATTCCTGCCACGACCATTGCAGTTAGTACATTCTGATATTCAAGCCATGTAACTTCAGTTTCCATGTATAAATGGAAATGACCGGGCGTAGAAGATTCTACTAATCTACATGGAAAATCTAAATCAAAAACTGGTCTGTGCAAAACGGCTCCGCGAATTCCCTGAAAAAGACTGTTGTAATAGATTCTGTTTTCGTCAGTATCAACAAGAGAAGAGACAAGGTTTGTTAAAGCTTCAGGTGTTTCCGGCTCCGCTATTACTGGACGGTCTTTGTATTCTGCCGTAAGGTCGCCCTTAAAGTAAATTCGCATAGGTTTAGTCCCTTCGTTCATAGCATATCCACCAGCTTTAGATTAAAGTGGAATGGCTCGACGTGTTTATTAGCATCAAAATCAAGAATAAATTTTGATGCTTTGGGCGGAAATTTAACCAGCAACCATTTATATTCATGAAAAACTGAACAAGAATATACTCCAACGTCTATATCTCTGAAGTGTCTCAGTAGGGCAAGTGCGACCGGGCATTCCCTGCCACTAAAGGGCTTTCCTCGTTTAATGTCTCGCTGAGTAACATTGATTGTAATTGTTATTGATTTTAACTTAGGCATTTTCTTTTATTTTCCCTTTACTACTTGATCGGCGGGTAAAAGTCCTGACCATCCTCCAGCGCGCAACGCCAATAGAAGGCGCTCAATTTCATCTACCTGCTCCTCTCGAAGTGGAACCCCTTTTCGAAGTGCTGGAATTACAGCATTAAGAGTGCTAGTGTAATATTTATTTTTGCGAGGCTTCTTTGTAGGTCTTTGAATTACCTCATACTCTTTGAATACGGAAATTTGCTTGATTCCAGGTAGGGCTTTAAATAATTCAATCGCCCTTTCTTTAACCAATGAATCATGAACGATTTCAAGTTCATGCCTGTACGTATGAGAATTGTAATATCTAATTAACATATTTTCCTTTAAATAATTTTAAAGACTTATCCCAGGCATTCCCCCAAGACAATGTAGGATTTAAGTGGAAGGGAAGGATTGCTACCAACCAAATAATTGATAGCAATCCTATTACCCTATTCCTCATCTTCATCGTTCAGGTCGCCATCGATAACTGTGAGTGTAGTTTTTGCTTGTTGTTCACGCTCTTGCATTAAGTTAAGGGCTGCGGTGTGAATTAATGCTGTCAGGTCTGCGTCTGCTCCTTGAGTGGATGCAGATACAATATCTCTCTTTGAGTCAATTAATTTTGCAACGTGCGTGTCAACTGTTCTTTCACCTAGGAACCAATAGATTGAAGCGCCATGCAAATCATTAACTCGGCCCCAAATTCTTGCTTCGGCCTGATCGTGAATTGCAGGTGTCCATCCTAATTCCAAAAATGCTAAGTGACTAGCGGCGGTTAACGTGATTCCAATTCCACCAGCCGTCAGCATTGCAACCATTAACCTTATCTCGGGCTTCTCTTGAAAGTCGTCGATATTTCTTTGTCGAACATCCTCTTGCTGTCCTCCCACGATTCCACAAGATTGCGGGAAGCGCTCACGAATTGCATCGTAGACATTTAAGTGATCGACATATACAACTAACTTTTGATCTTCGGTTTCGGCCATAAATCGATCGGCCCACTCACAAAAAGCTTTAACCTTTCCAAAGCCTGCAAGGTGCTTTAGAATATTAAACTTGACCAATGCTTCATTGGACGCGGCCCGGCTTACTCTTTCATTAGCATCGATCATATCTTTATAGTGTTCTTTGAGCCACTGAATGAAGTTGCGCTCTGCAAAGTCATACTCTTTACGATTGCTAAGTTCAACTAAAACCGGAGTTGAAATCTTAGCTGGAAGCTGGCCCAGGACTCCAGGCAGGAATTGATATTCATTCAATTCGAGAATGCGCGGCCACTCCTCTCGCGGCACGAACGTAGTGTCCAGAATATACTTTGGAATATTCTTAATTGGAATAATCCTCATATCTGGCGTAAGTACCATATCTTCTTTTTCGCGTCGCATGTATCCACGCTCGGTTAGACGTTGATGCATTTCCACCAACAATCCACGATTGCGACTCGAACAATAACGACTTTCGAATCGGGCTCGTCCACCAAACTGTTCAAGGATTCCCAATGCCTCAAGTTGCGACGCATATTCACTGGGTCGATTCAGAACCGGAGAACCACTTAACATGATTCTCATTGGAACTGGAAATCTCCAGTTGACTTTGTGCATAACCGTTGCGTCAAATCTTTTTCCAGAGAACAGTTCGAGAACGTTAACTGTGCGCTGTGCGCGTTCGTTCTTATATTGGTGAGACTCGTCCGCAACGATAGCAAACCATTTTTGTGCAAGGATCATTGTATAAAGAGTAGAAGGAGTGTATTCCCTTGCCTCTTTATCGTAATCCTTTTTGATTAACGATGGATTGCAAATTACAAAGTTACCCCAAATAGGCTGAATTCGATTTCCTCTCAAAATCTGAGAGGTATAACCGAACTTCCCGACCCAATCAGCAACTTCGCGTTGCCAGTTGATTTTGACTGTGGCAGGACAAATAATCAGCGCCCGCAAATCTTCACGCTTTAAGTGAGGATTGCGCTTTATTTCATCCTCCCAGGCTTCGGCAATTGCGCAGAGTGCTTCTGCGGTTTTACCTAATCCCATCGGGTCGCCAACTAATACACCGTCACCATACCGACCCTTAGACAATCGAGACTCTTCAGTTTGCACTAATTCGTATTCGATTCCGGCGAATTGATATGGATGCAGTTTCTTAGTTGTTCCATAGTCCAGTTTGGGTCGCCAACTAGAGGCATGAGCGGATGACATTTCACGCAACTTTTCAGAGCGTGTGAGTATCCACTGTATGCGTTCCGAAACGCCCTCGTGAACTGTCCATTCTGTTGGTTCGGGTGGAATTCCACGAAACGAACCGTCAGGATACTTTGTATAACTAACGCCGTTAAACGCTGTCCATAAATACTGAAACAGCGATTTAACCGATGGTGCGTCTCCAGAAATGATCCAGTGAGGTTCATTCATTCGAGCGCCGCCAGCGGTTCCGTTATGGAATTGACGACCTACGATTTGCGAAACGCCTTGCCTAACAATTGAAAATTCATTTGTTGGAAGGTGTCGAAAACGAATGACGAAACCCATACTCCTATCGTCACAATAAACCTCTTTAATTGGTTTAATGACGATTTTCTCTTTGGGCTTCTCGAATTCTGGATTGGGAATCATGGAAACGTCCATACCCAATTCAGCTAACTTAGCCTTGTACCTTGAAGAGATAAGAAGAAACGCAGCAATACGTTGCTTAGGAACCCACTTCTCTTCTGTTAGAACTGCGAGTCCAACAATAAAAGGATCAGGCTCCTCAGAGCTAAGGGACCAATCTGACAATTTCTTAACGGCCTGCATTAGAAGAGAGGGCCCGGTTGGCTTAATCTCTTCCGGTTCAGGATCAGGTGATTGCAGATCGTATCTATTTGAACTGACCGTTCCAGTTGTATAGAATTCTTTCGCTGCCTGCGCTTCTTGCTTGATCTTTTGCGTTATTTCGGTGTGTGCTTTCGCAAACTCCATAAACGCTTTCATTGCATTTACGTCTAATGTTGCATCAGCCAATTTGTTTCTCTCTGTAGAGTCTCCTTATAACCACTGCGGCGTGGAAACATTTATCGCCGTGAACGCCAGCGACACACGGACAAGCGATTATTTTTACCTGGCCGTTTTCTATTACCACAAAAACGATATATTCAATTCCATCACGCCCATATACTCGATAATGATTATCATCAATTTTCCAGGCATGACGAAGATTAATCATATCCACCGACTTGACGCTTTTGGAATAAGTCTTAATCTGAGCCATATTCGTCCTCGAATTCTTCGACCCAGTCGAATTCTTCTTTGGGCTCATCTTCTTCCCAATCTTCGTCAAATCGATAGGGATAGATATCTCTATCGTAGTCTGCTTCCATTTGTTTCTCCCTTAATTAGAGGTTATGATTGTTGCGATATCCCGACCCTGACTACAATCATCATTACCGTCGGAACGACCTCGTTTGTACTCGGGCTTGGAACCGAGTTGCAACATTAAATCAGGGCTGGTGGGCCTTTCTTTATCATGCAGTTACGTACGATACCTGCAATCCTTGTCTCACCAATTTAACGCCCCCGGTTCGGCGCACCCTGATTTCCTCTGTTAAATAAATATGACGGCTATAAGCCAGGGGCTCACGCCGCCAATAGATAAATGATACGCGCTCTTATTTACGTGTCAATACACTTGTTGATGTACATTATCTGATAGCATTACTATCACTATATTGCTCAATCTTCTTTTTCTAAAAGTTTTCCAAAACCTAACGCTTTCAGTACGCCACGATCAAATTCACTCATCCATCCAACTTTCTGAGCGCAGATCGGGCCGATACCATTTTCAATAGACTCTGGATCAGTTAAGGTACGACCACATATTCCACAACTTCCAACCATTCTTCCGAATAATGTAGAAGCAGAATAGGGATCATCTTTAATTGTTTGAAGATACTTTTGATGCTGTCCCTGATAAGTTTGGCCGGGTCGTTGCGACCCGACCTTTATCTTATTGTCACTGGACATTAAACTAACAAATACCCAATCTTTCCATTTAGATCGAGCATCTACAATGTTGTCGATTACATAAAATGTAGCATGATCGTCAGCCGTCATTACTGCATATCTTCCCGACGGCACTGTACGCAAATCCAGGGGTTGAATCCCTAGCTTTATCTGATCGATAATTTGATTGGCTTGTTTGTCAGCCGATAGAACTTCAGCGCGGATGCAATTTAACAAGCCGCGAATCTGACCGACCCGCAATGTTTTGTAGTTTGCATAGGCGATGTTCATTGCCATTACAAAATCACTGGCAGTACCATTTTCTACGTTCTCTTTCATGTAAGAAATGGCACTGTCCAAGAAATCGATTACATTATCGTTATCGGTAAACTTCTGTTCTGTAAAATAAGTTTCGATAACGTCAATAAGCTTAGGACTAATTGTGTTATAGCTCATTTGTCTTGATATACAATCCAAACTATAGCAAGTATAAATCCTAAAGTTAAAAACGTCATTAGAACCATAGCTGTGTTGAAATCCATTTCTCTCCTTATGACTCGACTTGGGACGAGTCTGCAACATTAATTCCGGCTGGTGCGCTGCATCCTAGGCATCTTTACATCACACCATTTAACTACGTTTTGGTAGCACCGGAACCCCTCTGTTAAACGCGACGAATAACTACTCTCATTTAAGAATCTAAATCATCCTCATAATCTAGATTGTCTATATGGTCTAGCCATTTAGTGGCTACCTCTTGCGGAGAAGGGTCAAATCCTAAATTAATTTTAAAACTACAGTTACATTCTAACCAGATGCCATCATCATTGGTGGTATAAGAAAGTCGTCCCTTATGATCTTCGTACATTTTTCTCCTAATTTATTGGTGCGGGATAAGAGACTTGAACTCTTACGTCTTTTGGACAACAGATTTTAAGTCTGTCGCGTCTGCCAATTCCGCCAATCCCGCGTGCCGCCGACAGGAATCGAACCTGCAACTCTCGGATTAAAAGTCCGTTACTCTACCAATTGAGTTACGGCGACATTTAAAAACATCGACGAAATACGATGCCCGTAGCGCCCGCGCCCGGGCCGGTCTGACTGATCGCCCTAGTCTATGGCGTGGAATGTCACTCGGGCTGTCCTGACTTACGCTTCATGGCTTCCAGCATTAGTTCTAACTGAGGTTGATTGGTCGCCACGGTCTTGTCATATAGCTTTCTTGATTCCTTAGCCAAATTTAAAGTAAGAGGCTGTAAAGATTCCATTACTTTTTGTTCGCATCGAATACAAGTATCGACGTGGCCCGATGCTGCGGTAAATCCAAAGCAATTAGATGCTTTCCAGCGCTTATACTCTTCTGACTTAAAGTCGAAACTGAATGCATAAACCGGCTTTAATTCCTTGCAAAAAACACAAGTTTTAACGCAATCGTTGCAGTAATGCCAGTGCGAAGAGTCTGTTTCGTAAGGAATTTTATGGCATCGCAGGCAATCATTTAGCACGTCATTAAATACATCCTTTGTCATGTTTTCCAATCTTCTGGAAATACAATTACAACGGGCCCCTTAATTATTGCAGATAATTGTTCTGATTTCTCATGCAATAATTTAGTAGCCTTTTCATTGAAGAGTTCTCGCGTAGTAATTGAGAACGAATCTTCTCGAACAACCATTCTGCTTCCATCATTTAGTTTTATTACTCGGACTTTTCGTACCTTAAGTAGGTATTCGATAAAGTCCTGGCGTTTAAATGAGGAGTAAACAGAGGCGGGATTAAGCTTTATGGGCACAATCCCGCCATTCACGTTAATTCGGTATGCCAACTATGGATTTCTCTTTTCGTACACTTTCATGGCGCCTGTCAAACTTGTGTGATAATCGCCATGCATACAGTTAACGCCATAAATTGTACGCTCGGGATGATACGGGTCTGCCTCATATGTAAAAACAAATCGCCAGACAACATATGGATGCATCGGATTATCTCTTAGTAGACACAGAACAATTCCGTGCTTTCCTTCAAGTTCTCCCCCGCGCGAATCGCGCCACTTAAATTCTAGAACCTCTCCCCCATTGGGAAGAATTTGGCCTATTGTAAGTGGACGTTCGGTTAGATTGGAGGCTATTTCTTTCTCCACTGCCTTATCATGTGCATTTCCCATACATTTCTCTCCTAAAGATTTATTTGCGGCTCTAACTCCCTCTGCCGCTTCGCCACTCCCGATTTACAGGCTTCGTCATTGCGTGGCTTTCCCGCCTTAAACTCTAAAAAGTAGTAGTTAACCGAGAACCTATTATGAAACAGCTAACTACTACATTTTAAAGTGTAACAATCAGGGCTGGTGCGCTAGTTACCTACTCACACCATTTAACGCCATTGACTCACGCGCACCCTGAAAGTTACTGGAGAGAAAACGTTACTTTTTTTCACAATCAGGATAATCTTCGCATTGTTCCAAACAAAGATCACACTGACCGTGCATACCCGCATATGTTACTGTACAATCCTCACAAGCTTGAATGCTATCTCTTCCCTCGAATTGAAAGAATTTCATTTGTGTAAGTATCTGCGACGCGTTATCTGCGCCGCTCTGAACTTAAACGCCGATCTCATAACGGATTGCGGTAAGTCTTGTTTGAGAAACTTAACTTCTACTGAATCCACTTTAACTTTATGCTGTAACTCGCATAGCGGACAATTATCAGCAAAATAGGTGGAATTCTTGCGAAGTTGGAGTCCGTCTACATTACAAACCGATCCGTTATTGTGTTGCAGAAACGCCCTAAATTCACCTTTATAAAAGACTGTCCATTTAACGCAAAATCCACCAGAAAATCCGCAGTGAATTTCATCGCCAACTTTCAGTTCGTGAATTGCTAGGATACGTTGCGAATCAAATACCATTAAAGAATCCCTTCTTCATGCGCCTTAAGAACTCGATTAGCTCTGTCTGCCGCAATTCGCATCACACAATCAAAAAGATCACGCCATAACTGGTTAACTTCAGGGTCGTCAATTATGGGTGATCGATATTCGGTATGTACTGCATTTCGCGCTAGACGCATTATTTCATTGACTTCTTTTTGATCCATAGTTCTCTCCTTATTGCGCCCCGGCTTGGAACGGGACTTGCGCATTAAATGATGGCTGGTGTGCTTAGATTGCACAATCAAAATCCTGAGCGTTGACCGCCCTACGTAACTATCCATTACGTTTAGCGGAATGATCGACTCGTTAATACTGCGTTGACCAGACTAATTGCGGATTCAGCAGCATGCCTACCGTTGCTGGGATGATCGACAGTACGGATTATTGTCACGCCATTTAACCGGGGCATCTTTACATTCTCCCCGGCACCATCATTTCCTCTGCTACTTAAACAGCGAAATTGCTAAATTTTCTGCTTCATCTGCGCGAAATTGACGCAACGCTTTTCGAGTAAGCCATTTAGGACAGCGTTTCGGATTCGCTCTCACAATGAAGTATTGTCCAATCCACCAAACTTTCCAGATCGTCATCTTCACACTCATCCTCACACAAACAGAACGTACAGTTTGCGTCTGTTGTGTGGCATGGACATTGACAGGTATCCATTTTACTAAAGAGATTCGAAATCCCTTAACAGGTAGTCTATGCGCCCAATGAGCGCTTCGCAAGCATCAACTGCTTTTCGTCCGAGACGATCTGTATTTTCACTGCGCCCGACCATTGATTGGCGCGAACGATTTAGGTTGAAGATCGCCTTTTCTGCGTATTCTCGCGCTTTGCGATATTCCTTTGACTTTTGCTCTGCTATTGAACGCATGGCAGTATCTGAACGTTCGAGCGACTCAAAGATACCGCCCGAATATTGAACTTGTATCCGTCAGAAATCAACGCTTCTTTGATGCGCTGATCCTTGACAACATCCAGCGCTTCGCCGAGAGTTCGCCGCGTAAACGTCTGTGTGGACGATTTGATCGTAAGCATTTTCTCTCCTTTTTGTTCTAGACTTGGGACTAGAACTTGCACATTAGATTGGGCGACGACTCTAGAAATCGCACTTTGTAAGTTTCGAACCTTACTTATGCCTCGCAAAGAGCTGTTGTAGATGCAACAACATCCTTTCGAATAGCACCCAATTCCCTCTGTTTACTTAGCGGGCATTTCGTGAATAATCCATCCATTACGGGAAAGTCTTATTCGACCTTTAGCCCAAATCTCATTTTTTGTAGCCGAATTCATTATTTTGGCAATTGCTGTCATAGTTGCTTGGAAGTCATCGCAAGCGTAAATTGTCTTACGCCTAACATTTGGACCCAATTTCGCTGTTAATCTGTAAACTTTGAGATCATTCACGTTGAAACTTCACCCTCTGGTGAAATTCCACCATAGATATTGCGCCCATCACCAAAGAATTGATTAAACGCTATATACCCACTCGGCAAATCGAACGCCGTAGTTACATGGATTTTAGTCAGCGTTTTATTTCGCTCGATTATCTTTAGTAACGCAACGTGCTGTCCTACTGACAATTGAGCTAGTGAACGCTCATTAAAAACTATTTCTACCATTTTCTCTCCTTTTGCTTAGCTAGACTTGGGACTAGCTTTGTGCATTAAACGGGAATTATCTCCCCGTTCCCTCTGCATTTAGAGGACAATCTTCCGCAGTATGAAACAAATACGCGTTACTTGGCGTAATTGAAGCATAATTGTAAAGGCCAAATTTAACTGGGACGCGAAAATGGGTCGGACGCGTTTTCCATATTTGCGTTCGTCCATTTCTGCGCCAAGTTTCAATACGTGGGAACTTCATCCGCCCACGCGGGCCCACAATGTAACTTCCAAAATGATCGTAGTGAAATTCGTTCGCAGTAAGCGCTTGTTCTTTTGTTATCATTTTCTCTCCTTATTTCTTCCGACTTGGGACGGAAGATTGCACATTAAATAGCGCCTCGGTGCTTTCGCCCGATACTATCACTCAAACGGGCGCTATTCCCTCTGTTTATGACGACCAGTAATTTTCAGAAAGTGGTGAGGTATTGTACGCAACGGTACGCATTTGCCGATGCTTTTTGCACATCGCAATGCGCCAATCTTTCTTTGCGTATTGAATTGACTCACCCTTTAAAGCTTTCTGACGCGTATGTGTACAGGTTACACAAAGCAACGCCGAATCTGCAATTTCTGCAAATTCTTTATCGAGTTCTTTTTCAGCGCGTTCCCTTGCTTCACCTTCAATTGATCCGTATGGCATTATGGAATCTCCTTATTACAGCCACCGCAGAAATCGCGGCGAATTCCAGAAAATTCACCCCTAGAAACAACCTTTGGAAAGTTGTTAGAATCAAAAGCTGTTTCGTTATAACGATCAATCCCTGCGACCATAGCAATATCGTCTAATGCCATTTCGGCTGAAGCGCGATCAGCCATAGGTGACCAATTCATCACCTTGACGATACATTCGGGACAGTACGTATCGGCCTGATATGTATACGCCACGATATCGAAAGTTTTTTCCATCTTTGTTTCTCTCCTTTTCTCGGCTTGCAACGAGTTAAGCCGCATTAATTCGGGCTGGTGCGCTTTTTATGAACCTATCGCGCCATTTAACTGTCCAGTAACATTGTCCAGCACCCGAATTGCTCTGCGATTATTTCTGACGTAGCCAATTAACTACATCGCCAACTGCTGCATCTTTTGATTTCGCACGAACCGTCCATCGCTCAATCATATTTGGCGAAAGAAGATCGAGATTAAATGGCGTTTCTCTCCTATGCATATTTCCGTGATTCGGCTTGGAACGAATCATGCGGTTTAATTAGGGCTGGTTGATTTCAAACCATTTAACCTATCGGTCAAGATGGCACCCTAATTCCTCACCTAATACTGAAAGACTATCAGACTTTCAGCAATTTGTTGCCACATCAAATACGAATTGGTGAGCGCAAATAGCCAGAGCAAATAAATCGCTCCGATTATTAGCATAGCGTGTATTTGATGGGGAGTTGATATTTTAGGTTGACGAGAACGTATCTTCATTAGTCAACAATCGGAAGCCTCATCATAAAGCGATTAAAATCGATTTCATAGATGATGGCTTCGCCATGCGCTTCGCAAGTTGCGAAAGTTTGTCCGCGCATCCACTTCTCGAAATCCTTAACTCTCGGCCCGTAATTGAAAAACTCGTCAATCCTACTTGCCTTAATTCCGAGGTGACAAGCGCACCGATCTAATCCAATCATATTTTCTCTCCTTTTGAATCGGCTTTAGACGATTCTGCCGCATTAATTAGGGCTGGGGTTTGTTTTCATCCCATTTAACGTGGCTTCTTCACGCACCCTAATCTATCTGCGATTACTTCTTCAGAACATAGCGCTCATAAATTCTTCGAGCGCCTATTTCTTCAGCCGCCGCGCGGTATGTTTTTTCACGATTGTACGCGTACATGAGCGAAACTCCGTATTTATCGTACATATCAAATGCACGATTCCAGAAGTTATGCCCATGATGTTCTCCGATGGGATTGGTAAAATGCGCCAATTCGTGCAAGAGTACCAATCGCGTATCAATCATCAAAGCGCCCGCCACTACGGACACATCATAATTAACAGCACGCGTTCTGCTTTCTTGCTCTGAATAAGCGCGACCAGAGGAAACTTTTCGATCCTTAACTGACCATTTTACTGCGGGAATTTTCACCGCGTAATCTTGACAGACCTGGAGCGTAAGTTTCTGCGCCCATTCTGGCATTGCGTCGGGAAAGTGATTGATCCCTAGCGCTTTAAGGAATTGGTATTCCGTTATATCTACCATGTTTTCTCTCCTCTCTTAACGTAACGTATTTTTTTCTCTGGCTTGGAACAGAGATTGCGGTTTATTGGAAAGTGGCTTAGTTTAGCGTGCCAGCGTAAAAGCTGCGATAGTGCAACACTCTATCTCTCTACAATCAGAGGCCACATTCCAATCCTCACCAAATAATGAGGTTAGGAAATGTCACAGAAAACGCCGAATGTGGGCTCGACCTCTATTCCGCACCAATGATTACCGGGTAAATTCCAGTACCACCCAAACGGATAGACGTGGGAATCACCTGCGATAATCAAGAGTAGGAATAACGCGATATTTATCGCGATCCATTTCTTGCTGAATTTATGCAAGTGAGCGAGCCGCGTATTTTTGCAGGCGATTACGCAATTGTCGCACTCGGGCATCGCGGATTCTTTCCTTAAATCCCCATCGAATTCCGATCACTCGGATTCGGAATGCAACGAGCGTAAATCGCTCGAAATGAGTTCTCCGCATAATTTTCTCTCCTTTTATTTGATCGGATCAACTATCTCGCGGCATTTCGGATAGCGATATAACCCGATCTTTACGTTTTCATACAACGGGCTTGGAACCGTTGCTGCCGCATTACCAATAAGTGAGATAATTTACTAAGCGCTCTAATTCATCCCTACGCTACATTAGAGATTCGGTGCATTAGCACATCGGGACGCCGTTTCGATTACTTGCAATTAAATGCACTCACTTACTGTTCCTCTGCTGCCATCCCTAATTTTTCATTCTGAGCTTTGGATCAGACAACGGCTAGGTTACAGCGCAGAGAGGTTTTTAAGCCTCTCTGCGAGGATATTTACTTGAGACCGATAAGCGCAGCCATTTCCGCGCTCGTGTCTTCTCCGGCGTTGGAACGCGCAACGAGCGCTTCCGCCAGACCCTTTTTCTCGGGATCGCGGAGAATCGCCTTGAACGCTGCGAGCGCAGTTTTCTCAGCATCGCGCGTCATGACCGGCTTTGCGCGCTTCTGAATTGGGGCAGTGGAAACGACCAGCGTAAACTTTCCCTTGCCAGCGCCAGACTCGCGGTCTTTCGCTTCCACGTTGGAAACATGCAGATTCATCGATTCTGCGAGCGCAGTCAGCGCAGCGATAGGGTCAAAGTTCACGGCGTCTTTCGACCACTTCAAACCGTACGTAAGAAACTTCTTCTCACGAACGGTGCCCTTGGCGACACCGCGCTTCTTCTTTTCGACCGTTTCCGCTGGAGCTTCCGCGGTCGCCGAATTCGTTTTTGCCATTTAATGGCCTCCCTGTATTATGCGGTTGAATTTAATCGGGCTTAAGACCGATTCGCCGCATTAACGGGATTATACCAAAATCCCGCCTTTCTGCGCTCAGAGTTTAATTCCGCTTCTCGTTTCAAACATCTCGCGGAACGGATTGTTCGCGTCCTGTCTCGCCGCGTAAGACGTTACCGCAGTTTGGAGCTTGAGCCCTAGTTCGTAAGATGTGTCCATATCTAGGGTCATCAATTCCCAGCCTCCGTTTTCAAAGTCAATTTCGACTTCGACTGATTCGAGGCCTGCGTAACATCTGATCTTTTTGATTGAGAAGGTTTGCTTCCCAGCCAAAACTTCGTTCGCCATATTTTTTCTCTCCGCTATCTAGAGTGTTTGACCCTAGTTAGAAGTTGGAACTTTCGGCGCACCTTACCCGAGCGAGAATTAAACTCGACCATTAGGGAGGTTCCAACCTCTAGCTAGGGGAGAATCTAAGCTTGCGTTGGGTCACGCTTTGGAAGCGATGCAACACTCGGTTAAATTCTCCGCGCCTAGTTTCGAACGCTTGTTTGTCAGACTTGACGGTTTGCCCACAGACTGGTTACTGTGGCGTCTTGTCTGTTTTTGCGCTCCACACGGACAGAACACTTCAGGCTCATCCTTAGTTCTGTCCCGCACATATCGCCTACGGTGTGCGGAGCACCTTACAAAGTAGTTCCTAAGCTGACAGCGGAGAATAGCGATTTGTCGTTTCGCCGTGCTAATCAAACCTCTTGCAATCAAGTTGCAGCGCTGTTTGACTTTCCCCCCTATACGATCCGGGGTTTGCCGTCTTTATCGACCTTCCGGTCTCGGCCTCGCCGTGCGATTCCTAGCTATTCACTTGTCAGCCGCTACCTACTCTGTGTCTTTTGGTCTCTTCGACTTGTTGTCTCTGTGACTGTCTGACAATGGGAATTGTCTCATGAGTTGATTGTCTGAGTCAAGGAAATAGGTGAAATAGGAAGCTATTTTTAGCCGGAACATGTGTTCTTTGACCGGATAGGGTGTTTAGGTCAGGTGTATTACACTTGTAAGGCTCTGTAAGCCATGCAGTGACACGAAAAAAGTCGAGGAGACAGTTACCACTACTTTTCAGCTAAGAGTTAGTTGACGTTAACATTAGATGTTAGTTGATACTAACAATATAATGAATAGTGATATGGCCGTACCCCTTTTCTGTGATAGCGACCGGGTGGGGGATGCGGCGTAAACAGTTCTCGTCATTCATTCAGAATAACTCGAATTTTAAAAAATCAAAATAAGTCCAAATTAATTAGAATATATCTTGATTAGATAGTTTAGATTATTACTATCTCCTCCCCACCAGACCGATTGTTTGAATTCGCCGTCCACACGAATCTCTTACTGTTCCCAGGATTCTCTGTCTTTTATTTACCAGTTAAGACTTCTGGTTTGGATTGAACTTAGTTTATTTTATGTGCCCTTGAGTCCTCGATATGTCCCACAGACCGTGGCGCTCGAAGGGCACCCCTAGAGGCTACCGTGCCCCTGGCGGGCCGTCAAGAGGCTTGGAGGGGATTGGGCCCTCGATCTCAGCCAAAGCCGTCACAGAGCCTTCTAATCTAACTGCTGGAAAAACTATTTTTGCTATCCAAAGATTGCCAACCTGACCTTTAATAGAAATAAGTTCTAATTCAGAAACCTGGATTAACATATCATCTAAGTAAATAGTAGTTTCATGCCCACCAGTAGGAGTATGTTTTGCTCCGTCAAATTCCTCTTTGGGTTTAGATTTTATCTTGATAAGATGGAATTTATTTGCCATATACTTTTTTCCACTCCGTATATCCGATTCCAATATTATGTTCGTACGTTACCTTGTCTGACTCTACTCTTAGTTGTTTGGGAATAGCTTTAGCCCATTCGTCCAAAATCTCTCCAGTTGAAGGAAGTGGGAATTCTTCGTATAAATATTTATCAGCAACAGAACACCAAATATAGAATACGTCAGGATTAGTTTGCTGATTTAGTAAAGTCGCGCTGACGAACCTTCCCGAAATACACAAGTCTCTCATTGATCCCTGTTGAATAATTACATCAGAATCCAAAACTCCAATGTAGTCTCCCTGAGCGACGTCGATTCCAGATTGTAAATTCTTGGCGTGGCCGTACCGAGTTTCATGAATTAGATACAAATCACACAACTTAGAGAGTTCATCAGAAGGATTTCCATCTTCACAAACTATCAATTCGTCACATTGAGATCGAACACTCTTGCATAAATTAATATGCATTTTCTCTAGTACAGGTGTACCAGACCATACAGGAATAACAACTGATAACATTAAGGCTTTTCTAGTCCCCCATCAGCTTCCGCTATTTCCCCCGACAATACAAAACCATTGTCGTTAGACTTCCAGATTTGTACTCTCTTCTCAAAGGTGAGATTTACGACAATTCGATTCTTGATCCAATACGTCTTATTTTCATATGGTGGCATTGGATCGGATTTAAACTTCTTAAGGATGAATCGGAGGTCTTGAAGAAATAGCTTACCGGGGGTTCTCTCAGAGATTATTCGCATCTAACGTTACGGACTGAATATTCGACATAGGTAAAATTTGAACCTGAAGTTCTTTATCTGCTATTTCGTATTTTCCGTCCTCTCTGATAGATAGAAGCTTTCCTTGAATTGGAAGCATTCGATATGGCTTAATACGAACCTTCGAACCAATCAATATCTCAAGTTGATTCTGAATCGAATGCAACCTTTTGGAGTATTCCCTTCTTTTAGCAGGAGATTCTAAGAATTTCATTGCTCCACTTTAAATGTATAACTGTTTTCGGACTCACTATAGGTAATAAATACTTCGCCTTCATCTCCACCAAGGTTTCTAACCAAAGCTTCCAGCGCAGCTATGACTGCCCTGATCGTTTTCCCTGATGTTGAAATACTTTTAAGATTTGTCGCTCTACTCACAACTGGATCGGGAAGAACATCGCCCATCCAACAAAACCGTCCTGATTAGTCGCTCCCTATTTCTTTGGCTTCATCTGTTCAAGAAGCTTAGCCGCGCTTGGGTCAATACCCTTTTCCGGCGCTTCCTCTTTTCCTTTCTCTTGTTCGCTTGATCCTTCATCCACTGCCGACTTTGAGGTTTTACTGGATACATTTCTAGCCGCATCTACATTTCCTTTATGCAGAAGATAAGTACACGTCACTTGATGAGTCCCATCGTACAATCGACAATAAGGACACGGACGACTAAACGCTAACTCACGCTCGACCTCGTCTACGATTTCTTCTGGAGATTTATCCTTCGCCATTAATTCCTCCTGCTGGCATTCCTAAAGAGATATTTCGCTGCTGCTCTAAGAGTGCAGCGATTCGTCGCAACTGAAGTAACTGAGAAAAAGCAATTTCCTCTAAAGTTAACGGATCGGTTGTCTTTCGATTCTTGAATTCTTCCTTAATTGACTGAACGAACTCTTTGTTAATTTCAGTTTTAACCGGGGAGGGATACTGGGCTGCCGGAACTTCTACAACCTCTAACTCTTCCTCGGACTCTTCTAGTGGTGAAATTAATTTATCTTCTACAGCCACAGAAGTAGCTTTTGGCTTTAATGCATTCATCATTAATGCCAACTGGCTTTGATCAACTTCCTTGTTCAAGACGCTTCCTCCCTGATATCATGATGAACTGAAAAAAGGCCCTCGTTCGGCAACGAAAGGCCCCTACATTAGTATATTGGAGGAGAGGCAACTTTGGACGACCTACCGGAGCGGCCACCACGCGGGACTGACACGGTAACGCGCCGTATGTTAGCGCAGCCACAGGACGAAGTTCCTGAAACTTATATTAAGGACGGAAAAGTTTTTAGTGCAAATCCAACTGAGCCTAAAATAAGGGCTGAATTTAAAGTTTTAAAAGTTAAAGTTCAATTCGATATTCGTCCATTACAAGCAGCTATTGATCCTTTTGCACAAAAAGATGATTTAGAAGCTGTTCTTAAAATTCTACAGGGCGCAGAAATGGATATTAAAACGATGGACTCCACCATCTTTGTAACATTTAAATCAGGAAATTAATGAAATTTACTATTGAGATACCCGATGATTGGTCTAAAGAAAGTAAAACTTGGAACTCTTCTCAAATAATGACCTGTAATCAATGTTTGTACAAAACTCCATCTGCCGCCATGTTTGTTACTCATATGTTTGCCGCTCATACAACTGCGGATGCAAACAAGGAAGAAGATTCAACCTTGGTAATTGATAAGTGACTTTTCGAACCAAAATCCACAGGTTCTGGATGAAGAGAAATTTTGATGACCATCGCCTTGGAAGGTTTTGGTGCGATAAACATTGGGAAATAATCAAAAAATCATTAGATGACGAAAATTATATTAATCCAGGCGTAGCCGCAACTGGAGTTGCCTCGGCCCTATACTTAAAGGGAGTAGACGCAGAGCTGGTTCGATCTACCGGTAAGGCGTGTTGTATGGTAAAAACGTTAGACGTTAAAAATAAGAAAATTCTAGAAGGAATATTTGAGAGGTCAAGACAATGGAATTAGAAAAAGACGTTACGAATACCGAGATTACGTTGGACGCACCGGAACAGGACTTTTCCAAGCAGCACATTAATAGATCAGATCAGAGACCCGAGAGTTTTAACGGGCCCGAATACGACCAGTTGGGTACCCACATGATTCCCCAGGTGATGGAGCCCAAAATTTTAGATATTTCTCATGGTTTAAATATGCCGGAGGGCCCGACCGCAATTTATTCTAGAACTTCTATGAATGAAGTTGCAGCGGTTAATCCTGGCGGATTCTATGATTCTGCTTCTGCGGTTCCGTTTGACGCAGATTCAACTCAGTACAAAGATGCAAATCCTACGGATGAGGCAAAGCCCACTCGCAAGTAATGGAACAGCCTCTAGATTACGACCAGCATAAAACCGGCAAAAAGAAAGGCAAAATGAAGTTAATTTATTTTGCTAATGGCGTTCGCGCCCTTGATATGCGCGCTGCTGGTATGCAATGGGGAGAAATCGCAGAGGCTTTAGGAAAAGATAACCCCAATACGGTTCTTAAAATGGCCCGAGCTGCTAGAGAAAGAATCGAAAAAGAAACCGCTGAAGAATTACGGGCGATTCATCATCAGCGATATGAAGATATGTATCGTAATTTGGGCTCTCAAATCGCAAAGGGCAATGCACGCGGAATAGAAGTTGCAGTTAAGGTACTTGAAAGCGACGCTAAGTTAATGGGAATTAATGCAGATGCCAAGCAAGAACAAGGAAACTTCCAGCCGATCCTTATACAAATCCAACCAAACCCCGCAGACCGAGAAGCAGTCAAGCTCGCAGCAAAAAACGCAATCATCGATAGTAAACCCAAGCTTTTACCATCACCAGATTAGGGCTTACGAATCAAAAAAGCGGATAATTGCGTTAGTCGGGGGAACAGGTTCGGGTAAAACTTGGTTCGCGCCCTTTTGGGTTCTAAAACAACTTAGCGAACCTGGCAGGCGACTGCTTGCAATTGGAATGGGGTATCAGATTCACGTCGAGCGTGTAATGATTACCTCATTGCAGGATTGCTTTAAGAAATATAACATTCGTTATGATATGAATCACTCAACTAAGACCATGACTCTATTTAATGAGTCACAAATTCTTTTTGGTTCATCAGAAAACCCACAATCACTAGAAGGGCCGCACGTAGATGGAGGAGTGTGGCTAGACGAAGCTGGATATATGTCTCTCGCGGCATGGGATGTGGCAAAAAGACGTAGTGCTTTCTGGCAAGCCCCACTTTTAATTACAACTATTCCCTATTTTCAGAACTGGCTTAAGACTCATGTTTATGATGATTACCTAAAAGGCGACGATTCGGTCGATTGGATCGCCTGTAAGTCGTCAGATAACCTTGAGTATAGTCGAGAAGAACTTGAAAGAAACAAAAAACGCCGACCGGAATATTTCCAAATTTATCACGAAGGAGTATTTGCTCAACCGGTTGGACTTATTTATCCTGATCCGCCAGTCGAAGAAGTTATTTTTGACCCGGAAATTGAATTTCCTGATGGGATTCCCGCTGATTGGCCTTGTTATTCTGGACACGACTTCGGTATCTCTAATCCAAACGCTGCTGTTTGGGGCCGCTTAGCCCCTGACAATACCTTATATATTGTCGCCGAATATCAGGCGCCCGAACTAACAATGAAACAACACATTGAAAGATGGGTTCAGGCCGGATTGGATTATGTGGACATTTCCTTCGGCGATCCCGCCGGTGCAGATCAAATGTTAACTGCACAAGAGAACGGATTTCCTATGCAGCCTGCCAATAATGATATTATTTATGGATTAGATATAGTTTATGATCGATTTGTAACTGGAAAACTTCGAATTGCCAGAGAATGCGAGACTTTACTTGACTATAAGGCCACTTATGTCTTTAAAAAGAACCCAAATAATGAAGACGAAACCTTTGATCAGCCTCAAAAACCGCAACAGGCAGAGCACTTAATGGACGCTCTCAGGTACATGTGTGTTGGAATTTTTGAGGAACAAGTGGGTGGAGCAAAGGAAAACAAGACTGAAATCTCGGTTCGCAGAAAGAGGTTGTTAAAAACTGCATGAGTAGCATTTTTAAGAAGATTTTTCGACCCGGTTCTGGCGGGCCGTCGAAAGGTATCTCAATTATTGATACCAAGGAAGGTCGCGCTCGAATCCGCAATCCTGTAGGTCCAAGAGTTAGAGATGAAGATGTAGAAACTGAAGGAAAGTTTTATCCATATATTCTCACCAATGAATCTTTGACCGGAGAGGCACTTGCCCCCACAGGAAGGCTCCCAGGAGTGGACAAAGACGGTAACATTCCACGGTATGAACCGGACGACCCGGCTGTGCTAGAAAGAATCTTCGGAATCGTTATGCCAGATGAGTAAATATGGCTTACCGAATTTCCTTTATCATGGTCGGAACATCGGACGGAAAAGTTCATGCTGTTCAAGTAAATAAAAGAGAAGCTATTTGCGGTGCCGTTCCGATGGCGATGCACAAACTAGCAGACCTTGAAGAAATAAGACAATATGGATTTTGTTCCAAGTGCTTAGCACTATATCATACTCGATCCGAAAAGGAATTTACAATTATTAAATGATAGGAAGCCCTCCCGGTAGTAATTCTCCACAGGCTCAAGAACAAATGATGCCTGTTCGTAATCCTGGTCTTATTAGACGAATTGCGAATGCTATTTTTCAACAGGAACCGCTGTCCGGCCCGCAACCACAAGACAGACAAACGACTACTACTGGAGTTTCTACTGAAACTGGTGGAATTGCCACCATGTTTGACCGCCAATTTAGAATTGATACTAGAAGAAGGGCGGTTTATCGAGAAGTAGATGAGATGGACGACGCCTCTGAAGAGGCTTCTATTGCTCTTGATATTATCGCAAACAACACTACGACCTCTGATGATGGCTTGCAAACTTCATTTGTCATCAAGGCTCAGGACGAATCGGTTCAGGAAATCTTCGATCAGGCAGTTAAAATCTGCAAATTACATCAAAAAATCCCATCTATGGCTAGAAACTTAGTCAAATATGGGGATTCCTTCTCAGAACCGATTGTAAATAGCAATATGGAAATTGCTGACCTTAAGCAACTTCCGCCTTCAACCATGTTTCGCAATGAAACCGCAACTGGGAACCTTCTCATGGGCGCTCCCAGATATCAGGAAGGGCGTTGCGTTAACAACCGAAATGAATGTGCTTTTGAGCAAAGAGTGGTCGATACTGGCGACATTATTGCTACTTTCTATCCCTGGCAGGTGCTCCATATTCGATTAAATCATGATGGATTTACTCCATATGGAAAAAGCCATTTAAGAGTTGCTCGAAGTACCTTTAAAAAGCTTCAGGCGGTCGAACAAAGCTTAGTCGTAGGACGATTAACAAGAGAATATCTTAAATTAATCTTCTACATTGACACTACTGGACTCTCCAAAAAGGAAAAAGCCGTTGCTTTGGAGGACTTCAAGAACAGCGTAACTCAAAGAATTAACGTCGATGGGCGCCGAGATAGTCCATTTTCAGTGATGACTGACTTCTTTATTAGTACCGGATGGATTAAAATCGGAACTCAGGTGCAGCCTTCTAAGGCTCAGGTCGATGTTCTCGACCCTAAAAACGTCGGAATTCATGAAATTACCGATGTTGAATACTTGCATCGCAAGTTTATTGCTACCTTGCGAGTCCCTCCTGCCCACTTAGGGTTTGAGAAAGACGTTAATGCAAAAGCAACTCTAACTCTTCAGGACACGCAGTTCATTAGGTTTATTCGTAGCGTTCAGCAACAGTTAGGACAGGGACTAGAGCAGTTTTTCAATATCGTTCTTATTTTAAATAATCGTGATCCAGAAGAAACTGTTTATGAGATAACGTGGCCGAGACTTTCGGCTACCGATCAAATGAACGAGGCTCAAAGTGAACTCTGGAGAGCGCAAACCGATCAATTAAATATCATGAACAAGATTTATGATCCACAATGGGTTCAGGTTAATCGAATTGAAATGACGGCTGAGGAAGCTGCTGAAGTTAATCAGCGAATTGAAGAGAACGAGAAGAAGCTTCAGGCGCAGAAACAGCAGGAAATGGAAATGCAGCAACAAGCAATGGGCGCGCAAGCAGAGGATGATCACTCAAGGGCGCTAGAATTGGTCAAAGCAAAGAGTCAAGCTGGTGGATTTCAGAATGGAAAGACAACTACTAGGGTTCCTGTAAAGGCAAAGAGCAATGGAAACGCATAATTTATTAACAGATACCGGAACGGCAGACGTTTCAACTTCTCCCGATCTTACAAATAAACCAGGAACTGATCAGAGTTGGAAGAAATCTCTTTCAATTAATTCTTCGTCTGATTTAAAGGCCGCTATTAAAAGATGGAAGGCTGCTGGTACTGGTTCGGACGAGATGAAGCAGTTTATTACTGAAAGAGCAAAAGCGTTGTCTTTGTCTGGATTTCTACCGGCAGAGTGGGGCGTGCAAATGGAAATAATGAAAGAGGCAATGACCATTATGGATATTTGGATAACCACCGAAGAACTAGAGGCTGAATCTAAATTTGTTTCTGCTGCTACTCGCAAAAAAGATGCAGCAAAAGGTGTGGCGCTTCCAGATGGCTCATTTCCAATTCCAAACAAGGACTTTCTGCGTCGTGCCATTCAGAGTATTGGCAGGGCTGGAGCGGGAAAGAGAGCGCGGGTTAAGGCTCACATCATAAAGAGGGCCAGGGCGCTCGGCGCAACGAGTATGCTACCTGAAGGTTGGGTAACAGCCGAAGAAAATATTAACGAATTAGTTGAGGAAATGAAACTACCAGAAACATTTCAATCTATTTTAGTCCTCGATGGCGACGTTCCCGCTCCTTTGATTTTGGAGCAGACTGAGGCAGAAAAGGAAGCTGGAACGCTTAAAGTTAAAATGCCATTTTATATTGGCGAATCGATCGCCAAGCCGCCACACATTCCGGCAAAAGTGTATTTTCCAACTTCACTTCTTTCTGAGACTATTGCAGAAGGATTGAAGCAGATTAAGGCTGGAAAGCAGCCTTTAACAGTTTACGCAAGGCACAATCACGCACTTTCAAACGATTATCTACCAATCGGTGGAATTGTGGGATTGGAGCAAGAGGGTCGCACTGGCTATGTGATTCTCGAAATCGAGCCAACAACCCAAGGCAAGGATGCCCAAATCTTATTAAGGAAGGGGAAATTGAATGCAGTTTCTCTTCGATCAGGCCCTAAAAGATTTGAAATGGAAGAAGTCAGGGTTAATGGCGAAGCGATGTATAAGCCTACGAAGTTATTGCTGGACGGTGTAGACTTCGCTCCCGATTCACCAGCAATGCCGACTTATGGGCTTGAAATTTTAACAGCCGAAGCAAAAATCGAACCAGTCACCAAAGAAAAGGAGGTTATTCAGCAAGTGGAGCCAGAATTAACTCTTGAAGCAGTTCGGGCCCGGCCCGATATTGTGGAAGAGATTGAGAAGCCGTTTCTCAAGAGGCTTGACGAAGAGTTGGCAAAGAATAAAACTCTTACTGCCGAAGTCGCAAGCCTTAACGAGAAGGTTTCTCGTAACGATTTGATTAAGTATGTTGAGGAAATGGCTTCTAAGCACCCGAAGAAGGATGAGGCTCTGAAGGTTTTTCTCGAACTTGCGGAACAGTGCAAGACGAAAGAGGAATTTTCAGCAAAGGTTCTTCCTTATTTTGTGGATGCGGCGGCTGCAATTAAGCCTGCCGTTACCGCAGAAACCGCACAGGATCGCTTAAAGAGGTTATTTCAGCCGACGCCGAGTCAGTCAATTACGGCTGAAACCGAAGATGACGAAACCGAGGATGATGACAAGCCGAAATTCGAGAAAGTCGGCGCTCTTGAGGTGCCGAATTAATGAGAGTTCAATTAAGTAAGCTTAATTCAACTGAACTCGCAGGCTTAGAGGCATTTTCGGCTCTTTCTGCGGAAGATCGAGTTAAGTACCAGTCAGAGTTAACTTATCGCAAGTGGGCAAAGACCGGATGGCTTGACTTAGAGGACATTCCGAAAGACGTTAAGGTTAAGCAGCCGAAGCGTTACGCAGAAATGGAAGAGTTTCATGAGCAGATGAACTTTCCGAAGTTAACTGCGGAGCAGAAGCACAAGATGGCAATGATTCTGGAGAATCAGAATCAGTTCCAGATTGAGCGCAAGCTTCCTGTTATCGGTGGAAATGTTTCATTAGTTCAGGACACCGCAACTTCCGACGAAGCGCTGCCGACTCGGTTCGCACTTCCGATTGTTCGTCGCGTTTATGCAATGTTAATGCAGCGCGACTTTTCGGTTGTTCAGCCGCTTCCCGGCCCTTCGGCCTGGATTTTCTGGTTGGACTTCATTCGTGAATCCGACACTACCAACATTCTTTCTGTTGAGTACAACTGGAACATTACTGCTGAATTTGGTGTCCCTGCAAAGGGCAAGATGGCGCTGAACCGTGTTCAGTTAAACGTTATCAAGCAGTTAATGGGTACTGCATTTTCTCTGGAAGCTCAGGAAGATGCGCGTGCTCAGTTAGGTTTGGATGTTGAATCGGAATTGGTTGGTGCATTTACTGAGGAATTCGGACGAAACTTAATGGGTCGTCATCTTCAGAACATCACCAGAACCGCTCTTGGTTTGCAGGGAACTTCAAACCCCGGTCAGAGTATGGTTCAGCCGTGGGCGGGCCCGAACGCGCAGGTTACTATTGCAACTCGCGCATCGCTGTCACTTTCTGTAACTGATTACAAGCAGTGGATTTACAACGCGCTTGTTGATGCAGATGTGAACTTCCAGAAAGCAAATCGCCGTCCGTCGAATGCAATTATTGCTGGATACGGTATGGCAGGATTTCTTTCTAAGGCCAACACGGCTACTCAGACAGTTGCTCCAAACGACAACAACCTTTCCGGTATCGGTATTACGGACTACGGTACGTATGCCGGTCGCTGGAAGATTTGGGGGACTGATTTCCTTCCTGACAACGTTGCATTTCTGTATCTTGCAAATCCTCCTCAGATGTGGGCATCTCACATTTACGCACCCTACGTTCCATTACAGGTTATGCCAGCAATTTACGGAGACTACAACTCAGGAACTGGTGAGTATACGAACAAGGATGCATGGACGCGAAACATTCGTGAACGTTCAGCAGACTTTGTTACGAAGTCTTACGGTTTCCAGGCAGTTGTTGGACCGCAGCCGCTTAGCTTCTAATTAGGCAACGGCGGATAATTGAGGGGGTCGGCAGAAATGTCGGCCCTCTCTCTTTTTATAGGGAAATGATAAACACACAAATTCCAGTTCGAAACAAAGCTAGAGTCGCAAAGATTTGTGGCCCCTTCACTATTCAACCTAATATTTGGAACATGGTTCCAATTAGCTTTATTGAACAGTATGGCTGGGATCGAGATTTAGAGTTTGATTATTCAACCTTTATCGATCAGTTAAGAGTAAGAGATTCTGAAGGACGCCTTACTTTTGATTTTTGGTGTCCAGTTTCAGCCGTTGATGGCTATGGTCGCCACGCTCTCACAATTTACAAAGGTTTGATGGAGATTGGGGCCGCTCCACTATTGAGAACCGATAATTGGGGCCTGGACGCGGCATACCTTCCTACAGAAATTACAAATGCCAAATACGCCAACGCCAACAAAATGCCTCTTAAAACTACGTTAATGATGACTCTTCCGTATCATATTTATCCAACACAGTCTATTTCAAAGATTATTATTACTCAATTTGAGACAGATCGGATTCCTGAAAAGCATGTAGAAAATGTAAATCAACTTGATGAATTAATTGTTACTTCTAGGTTTCAGCCTGAAATATGGAAGAAAAGTGGGTGTAAAATTCCAATTTCAGTTCTTAATTCAGGCATAGACACCAATGCCTTCCCACATATCGAACGTCCGAGAGATGGAAGATTCAAGGTGTTGATTGTGGGTGCGCTAACTGGAAGAAAGAATCCGTTAGGGGCTATTCGAATCTTTCAGGCGGCATCGCAAGGCGACCCAAGATGGGAGCTTTGTATTAAAACTCGAAAAGCTGATGGAATTGCTGATGTTGTAAAGGCAGCGCAAAACGACTCTAGAATTAAAGTGATTACGAGTGACATTTCACCACAGGATGTAGTTGCCTATTATCACGCATATGATTGTTTTTTGTGGCCTTCTAAAGGTGAGGGATGTGGACTTCCTCCACTGGAAGCGATGTGTACTGGAATGGAATTAGTCTGTTCACAGAACTCTGGAATGATGGATTATGTCGATGATGAATGGTGTTATCCAATCGGAACGAGAGGTAAGGAACCGGCAAACATTCCTAATCAAGGATTTAGTGCGAAATATACATCACAACATGGACAGGTCGGCAATTGGTGGGTGCCAGATGAGCACCACGGCGCTTCACAGTTAAGAAAATGTTTTGAAAACTGGAACGTTGGAAACGGCAAAGGCAACAAAGGTGCTGCTTATGTTAGAAAATATCACAATCTTGCACTTCAGGCTCAATCAGTTTTGAATGTTTTGGAGAGGTACGTATGAGATTTGCTTACGCAATTTCAACTTGGAACGGTGCAAGATTGGTCGAAACGATTCAATCTATTCCTAAAGGATCAAGACTTTTAGTTGTAGACAATTCTCAACATGGATGGCCTCTGTCAAAATCATGGAACTATGCGATTAACAGGCTTTGTGTTCATGAAGGATTTGACGCAGTTGTTGTAATGAATGACGATGTAGTTCTTCGCCACGACACCGGAGAACTCTTAGTTCACGCTCTTCTTAAAGAGCAATTTAGTATGAATTATGACCGAGAATTACTCTTGATCTCGGCACGTCACGCCAATCATGGAGATATGTTTACCGATAATGTCAATTGGGATTTGTTAAATGCAAAAGAACCTCAATTCCAGCCCGGCCCCGACTTTTCTTGTTTCGCAACAACTAACCGCTTATTACAAATTGTTGGAAATTTTGACGAACACTTCAATCCCGCATACTATGAAGATAACGATATGCACAGACGAATTCAGCTTGCCGGATATGAAGCGTATGCCTATGCGCCATATTGGCATTACAGGTCTATGACAGTTCGTACCGATACTGAAAGAAGATTACAAATGGAGGCGGGGGCGCAAGCTAAATGTCGTGACTACTACATTGCAAAGTGGGGCGGCATTCCTGGCAGTGAAAGATTTCCCACTCCATTCAACAGGGGAGTCGTTCTTGCTCGATGATTGCCAAGCATCTCTTAACTCCAGAAATGCATGAAGTTATTCCTGTTAATGTGAATATTTTTGAGAACCATGGGTGTAAAATTAAAGGAATAATTCATGTAGGAGCGAATGTCGGTCAGGAAATTCCTGCTTACATTGAAAGGCTTCATCTTCCAATTATTGCATTTGAACCGCATCCCGAAGCCTTTGCAGAACTTCATCGCATCTATGGAAGTATGGTTTTTTGCTCTAATTTAGGATTAAGCAATAAAAATGAATATATTACATTACACCTTCCTCAAGATGGAAACAACGAAAGGGGCTCTAAGTATTTTCCTATAGAAACCGAGGGCCATGACTGGACTTCTGTTCCAATGGACAAGGAAATTCAAATTCCAGTTGTTAGATTTGATTATTGGGCAATTAATCATCAAGGATTGATCAATATTTCTGCATACGATACATTAGTTATTGATGTTCAGGGAATGGAAATGGAAGTCCTAGAAGGCTTTGGACGCTACCTCAAAGCCATCCACTATCTAGTGGTGGAGTGCTCGGCCAAGCCGGTGTACGATGGAGAGGCTTCAGCCGAAGAAGTCATTAGTTACTTAACCCAAAAAGGTTTTAAACAAATGACTCCGGTTGAAGAACACGACGATATACTGTTTATGAGAAAAAATCCTTATGAAAAATGACTTGGAGGTAGTGTAGAAAAATCTGTATGTCTTGTGGCTGTGGTATGCCATATAATGACCACAATGATTACAACAACATTACGTATAATTCTTTGTTGCGCGCAATGATTGCAGGTAACGTTTCTACTATTGATAAGTTAATTGAGAATATTGAGAGTTGTTATAGCGGTATGGCACCCACCGAATCAGCAGATGAAGGAGTAAATAATGACATGGGGGCCGATGGAATGGCCCAGCCGTCATACTAGGAGAAATACATGACCTTTGACGTACTTCCAGGGATTGAAGAAGAGAGTCCAAATCTAGTTCGATTACGCGATCTCCACAAGCACTTTAATTTAGACGCAAGGCTTTTGGCTAAGGGGATTCTTGATCCTTTAGGTTTCCAGAACGGATTCAAGTTAGCGCGAAACCCAATCGAAGCGACTTTTACTAGAATTGTTCCAGATGGTCAAAAGATTGACAAAGACCTTTTAGTAAAAGACCCTCGATTTTTTACCGACCCCGTTAAAGTAAAGGGAGTTTGGTTAGATCGCGCGTATAACATGAGTCGTCGTGAGTTAACGGCGATTCGTAGGACTAAAAACCTTCGCGTAACTATGGGTCGTGACCAGTGGCAACGCGCACTAATGATGGGCGACATTGGTTCGCAAGTTGGTGATGGAAAAGTTGGCACGTTAACTTCTATCGCAGGTACGACCGCTACCGATTCTGGCGCTTCGTTTCCAACTGGTACATCTTCAGCAGGAAACACAGGACTTCAGGGAAAAATTAT